TGCTGATGACGATTATTACATTGACTTGCTTTTATTTCACAGAAGACTGCGATGTTTGATAGCAATTGTTATAATGATAGGCGAATTCAAGCCGGAATATAGGAGAAAAATGCAATTCTACCTGACCGCGCTTGATGAAACTATAAAATTACTGGAGGAAAACCCTTCTATTGGGATTATCATTTGTAAGAGTAAAAACCGCACAAGAGTTGAACGTTCATAGCGCATACCTCATAAAACCAGCATTGAAACAGGCTATATGCCAGTTTATGTGCCAGTCGAATTCTGAAATATGTTATGAACGCTCCAGTTAGAGTAGCTCAGCACGTAATTCCTTATAACATAAGGACTTACGATATGCCGGCGAAGAGACTTGAACTCTTATATACTTGCGTATGGTAGATTTTGAGCTTTTCGTCTCCCCGCAAACTCCTTCTCAGCTAAATCGTTATCACACCGTGATTTATCGTTAATTCCTTTTCCTGTAAGGATTTGGGATGAATTGTATTATGTCTATACTTTCTACACAGAGTCAAGTATATCTATAATAAACGCACGATAAGAACACGATTGGAGAGGAAAATGGAGACCATTGTAAACCAGTACGACGGCCCGCGGCGCCCCGCAAAGCGGATGCCTTCTGGCCAATTTAGCCTGGACTATGCTTATTCCGACAGCGCGGCTGAGGTCGATAGCGGCGTCCGGGACACTATCAAAGGCGTCCGCCTTTCGATCCTGGCCATGGGGATCGCCCTGGCGCGGTTCCGGCAGCGGGAGATGTATATAGACTTACATTACCACAGCATGAGCGAGTACATCGAGAAATTATGTGAGGACATGCAAATTGACCGGAGTACCCCCCATTACTGGCTGCAAATAGGCGAAGCGTTTCTCAAACACCAAAAAGACCTTGAGAAGATAAAATTTACGGACGAGGATGGGCCTACAAAGCTTCCCCATGTGGACAGGGCTATCGAGTTTCACGACAAGCGGGAAGTGTTTCAAAACGTGAAGAAAATGAGCCTGAGGGCATTCAAGGAATATTCCCGGGCGGAAGCCGCCGCCGCTCCGCCCTCGAAAATCCGGGTAGTGGGGAACCAGATTTTTATTGGCAAGAAACTGGCTATAACGCTGGCTGATGAGCTGGACCCCAAAACCAGGGCATACTTCGAGAAGATAACTGTTCAGGCAGGCGAAGCCCTAGAGGACGGCGAAGTTCTTTATACCACCAGGCTCTACGACATGGAGGAGCTGCGGCGGTTCGAGCGCGGGGCAGAAAAGCTGAAGAAGGACATGAGGATAAACCCCAAAACCAAACGGCGATAGTTTTTCCTTGACATTAAATTAAGATACTCTATACTATTCATTACATATGGTCGAGCTAAAACGTCTTACTGAAACGCCTGGGAATTGTTTTTCATGCGGCTGGCTAAATGAATGGCGCACATTGCCCCAGGGAATGACAAGGTGCGGCTTTGATAAGGCCGAGTGGTTCAGCGACACGAACCGCCCGCACGAAGTAAATTGCCAGCACTGGAAACAGAAGGTCAGTCAGAAAGTATTATCGGTGAATGGACAATTTGCAGGTTTGCAAAATAATTATGTATAAGGAGAGATAAAGATGGCTCATATAAGCGGTTACAGATACCCACGACAAGACCTGGAAAAGTGGGCTTCATACTTCGGTGATAATGATGTTGTCAAAAACAATATTGCGGCATTCCTTAAATGGATGGATGAACACGAGGGACAAAAGACTTGCGACGAATCTTGCCCCGCCGACTACTGCCAATATTGCCCGTGTGATTATCCTACGTTCAGGTTTCAAACCAATAACCCATTGCCCTATGACGTAGAAGAAATCAAAATACCCAGAAAACCTATGATAGGAAGGCCGGTAATGGTAACCTATTCGCCTAATGGGTAGAAGGAAGGAGTAGAATATGTTACCTGACGACTACATACCCGAAATACAGGTTAGCGAAAATAAGGATAAGAAGGAATTCACGTTACAAGTGAACACGCCCCTTCGTTGGGAAACCAAATCTGTAGATGATATATTGAATGACATAAATAATTTCGTTGAGCAGCTTCATGAAGAAAAACCGTATGACCCAAATATGCCTCCCTGGTCATACATACCTATTGAAGATGAGAAAGAAAGGAAGTGGCTTGAGGAAAGCAGGAAATTATTATCCAAATATTTAGGCGCTTATGTTGGGCCGATTTATTTCATTGGCTATAAACCACCAGAAAGCGTAGGCAGTATTCAACGCTGCCAGAAAATTGAGCAGTGGTTTCTGGAATGGCCATGTAAATTAATAGAGATTCAAATCGACGAACCCGAATTTATTAAACTAGAGAATAACGAGGATAAAAAATAGGCTTGACTTATTTGGGGATAAAATATAGACTAGAATTATAAATGGGATGGGGAACCCGTTCAGCGGCTGTCGAAAGGCAGCCGCTTGTTTTTTCAAGCAGTATGGCCGTTATGGAGAAGTAACAGGCAATGACCTCAGATAAATTCATTGAGATTTTATTTCCTCTTTTGGAAGAACTTGATTGCCTTAAAGAAGATCCAGAAATGTGCACAAAAGAAGATAAAGAAGATTGCCCTCTAGCAATGGATGAGAGTAATGAATGCATAAAAACTATCTACGAAAATTATAAAAGAGATTTGAAGAGAATTGATTGTTTTCAGGTAAAAGTATCCGAAATTGAAAATCCTAGAATAGGTGAGGATGCAAACGATTATATCCATATTGATAATGAAACATTCATTGTTGGGCAATATGGAAATCCAAAAGAGCTGTCTTTTTCATTCAATCAGACAATTTACCTTGAAGAGGAAGCTGGCGACAATATGAACTGGTTGCTTCTTGAACTTTGGCGAAAATATAAGGATGGCGAAACCAGCTTGCAAGGAATTGAGGCAGATATAGTAAATTATGTAAAACTATGTTTTTATAAAAAAGAAGCTAATTATGGTAGATATAGATTTGAGGTTTATAAAAAACTTACTGAATCACACTAAGAAATAAAAAGCCCCGCAGCCCGGGGCTTTTCCTTTTAGAGAATGGTACCTCAACTTATCTCAACTATCATGAACCCCAATAATGGTTACAAGAGTTCCTTTTCCTTCCTTGGGGAGAGCTTTGAGGCGATTTTGCCGTAAATACGCAGAAATAGATTGAGCTTTTTCAATTTCCGTTAGTTCTCTGTACGACAGAATTCGCAAAGTAAATTTTTCATTTTTTATCTTGGTAACCACATCCGGCATCATTTCCATTTAATAAGTTGTCCCCGGTTTTATTATCCATCCCACAATCAGTTTAAAAAACAGAATTACCTCATTGTTCTTTTGGCAGAATCGATGGCAGTATCAACAGCTTTCCATACAAAAGAATCTTTTTTCTCGTAAGCGTCAGCGATTTGCTTGCATTGTTTTTCTGTAAGATAAACCCCATCGGGCATAGTAAATGTTTCAAATTGGTTCCTGTAGTCCTTCAGATCCGCTGTCCGGTAAAAATACAGCCTGTTTTCTTTGTTTACGGTCTGGATCTTAACTTTTATTCTACAGGTTTTATCCCTGGTATATTTCCATTGGTTTTCCGTCATGTACCACTGGAAGTCTGCCAGTTCGATTTCCCCCATTTCCATGTCTATTGATGCTGCATTGCGCATTTGGGCAATCTCAATCGTAATGCCGACTTGATACATCAAGGAAATAAACTGCCGTAAAGAATTTCCTTCAGATTTCTCCAATTGGTTTGTGTTTCTGTTCAAAGAATAATACGAATTAAAAAGCCCTCCTCCGGTTTCCAATGTGGATTGAAGCCTCAAAAACAGGAAAGCCATCGGTTCCGTGCTGGTGTTCCTTCCGACGAATCCAATTTCCAGCTTTGGGAATTTGTCCATAAACGAACCGGGCTGGCTTGCCAAAACTGTTCCCTTTACGAAGTCCTTTGAAGTCTCGTTTTGAGCAAATGCGCCAAAACAAACAAAGCCAATAAGCAATAAGACTAACAAATGCTTTTTCATTGAATATTACCCCCAGTAAGTGAGTATACCCTATATGATGACTATTTGCAAAGATTACCTGTTAATGATACGGAAAACATGCTGAAGGTTCATTTGGCTTTCTTGTACCGGTCGATGACAGCCTGGATTTTGTCCAGGGCTTTGTCTGCATGAGATGTCCCAGGCTTATTGCCTGTAACCAGGTACCCATTAGGACAAAAGCTTGCCGAGCTTTTTTTCTAAGCGACTGATATCCTTAACCCATGAATCGGGGGCAGTGGTTTTTCGTTTTTCACGATCTGCTTTGTAACCAGTAAGCGCAGCCTGATAATATTCGATTGCTTTATCGTTTTGGTTCAAATTAAGATAAGCATCGGCCATTTCTTTTTGAAATAATGGGACAAAAATACCTATGAACTTAGCGTTTGTATCTAACTCCAAAATAGAATTCCCAATAGAAATGAGTTTATTATAATCCTTTTCCTTTTTAGCAACCCTAAAGTTTTCCCGGAGTTTTTGCCATTTATTAAATTTTCTATCGTCCCAATCGTCAGAAGCCATAAATTTACCTTGTTTTATTAGAGAGAGTATAGATTATGTTTTTAAAAAAAACAACGCTTATCGCTTATTGGGGTGTGAAATCCTCGGCAAGGGCTTCATAAAGATCCGGATGCTTCTTCTGGACATATTCAAGTAGGGCGAACCTTACAACAGTTGGGAAGTCCCGGAAGTCCCGTTTTGAGACCTCACGGAGGATTTCATCGGCGTTTGCAGAAACACGAAAACCTTTTGAGACGAATTTTTTACCGGGCATAGCAATGATAATAAAATTTGTATTGTGAATTTTGTTGACAAATATGGCGATAATTGATAACATGGTGAATTAAATTCACATTGTGAATTTGCCGTCCGGGTGTACATGAGTTCTCCCAAGACCACATGAGAACGGGCGGCTTTTTATCCTTTACCGCTTGGTTTTATGTTACCGGTCTATTGGTTCTATGTAGCCGTTTTTGACGATCCCCCAGCCTGTTCGGACTTCATAGGGAAACGTTTTATCAACGCCTCTACTGCGCCTATGGCGGCATCTTTCCCGACTTCATTTAAAAGGTTATAAGCGCCCAAAAGCTCTCGTTCCCCCTCGGAAAGTCCGTTTTCGCCAGTTAAAAGATACTCAACGGTGGTTTGAAGATATTTAGCAATTGAAAAGAGGGTACCTGCCGCTGGGATTGTTCCTTTTTTGTCCCAGTCAGTCATGGCTCTTAGGTTTATTTTAGCGTATCGGCAGGCGTCAGCACGACCTAATTCTTTTTTTTCCAATAATTCATCTATTCTAGAAACAATATTTTTTCCTGAAATCGGCATAAATAAATTATCGGAAATATCTCCTTTTTTTATTGACAAATAGAGATATTTCCGATAGAATAATGCAAACAATCGGAAATATCCGACGAAAATAACCTTGTTCAGGGCAGGGTAGGAAAGGGAATTGTTGTCTTGAGGGCGCCCTGAACGCCCCCGCCCGGAAGGGAAAAAGATGACAGTTCCCTTTTTTATTGGGGGACGGGATGGAAAAGCTAACGGTCGAGATTGAGCTTTCCAGGGAAGAGCTGGCGGCGCTCAATGCCTTTATTAGGCATGGGTGCGTCGATCTGAATGCGTATATAAAGCGGCTGGTTATGAAGGCTGCCGGGAGGCATGAGCGCCTCGCCGAATGCGCGGAGGCAGGGAGGCTGCGGAGGACAGCCTAATTATTGGGGTCTTCGTCAAGCAGGAGGCGCTTGAGGAATTTTGCCAATTCAACCGCGCTTTCCAGGGACAAAAAGACGGCGCTCCCTGTATAAGGGTCTTCGCCGTCATAGTCCTTGTCCGTGATTTGCAAAGGATTAATAAAATCCGGCTTGAATTCGGCAACGTAGCTTTCCTGAAGCTTCCCGTTCACTTCGCTGCTTAGCTTAATGCTGAGCGGGGTTAGTTTTAAAAGTTTTTCTGCTTGGGTCATATGCCCTCCGGTTTGATTATCGGAGGAAAGTCTTTAGGTGTGAAGGGGGGTGGCCGTGAGGAAAAGCGAAGCGGTGCCGCAAAAAGAAAAGCCGGTCCGCGGCGAATTGCTGACGATGTCCGAAGCCGCTGAAAAAATCCATATGAGCATGAAATGGATTTACAAGCACATGGATCAAGGGACGCTCCCCTTCCCCTGGTTTATGCCGTCCCCCGGGAAACGCTTCATCGATTCCGCGGACATCGAGGACTGGCAGCGCTTAACAAAGATTCCGGCCGGCAAATTGCCGGGGGAAATATAAAGGAGGGCCCATGAGGTAGCGAGCAAAGAATGTCGTTTCATGGCGGGGGCCTTCTGCTAGGCAATCCTACCCCCGCCAAATTTTAACGGAGGGGAAAGTGTTTTGGAGATTAAGGTGGTTTGTCTACAACAGTGGCGTTAGCATTAAAGATTTTGGCGAACGCGTGGCCATCAAGAGAGTATTCGGCTTTCGGGTATTGCGTTGGTGTTGTGATCTTGTGATAAGCTTTGGGCTTTTTATCATAAGGCTGGCTTAATACATGGGTTTTGTTTTAGTTGCCGTCGCCGGAGTTATAGCCTTATTTTTTTGCCTAATAAAAATGCTTCAACAGGATAAAAAGAAAGGCTTCCCCCATACAAGAAAGCGCCAGAAGAAAAGCACTGGCCCCGATGCGTGATCACATGAATCCAAACAGGAAAGCAATCAAAGCGAATTCCGGCAATCGCGATCCCGCTTGCGCGATTAAGGAAGGCGACGTTATCAAGGCCGTCGACGAGTGGCTTTCCTTCCGCCGCATACCGCACTGGCGCATAAACAGCGGGGCGCTGAAAACCCCCCGCGGACGGCTTGTCAGGTTCGGCGCAAGGGGAATGTCCGATTTTTTTGCCATAGGCCCGGAAGGGAGAGCAATCTGGATCGAATGCAAGCGCCCGCACGGGGGCATCGTCTCCGCGGCGCAGCGGGAATTCATTGATTGCGTAAACAGGCATGGCGGCGTTGGCGTTGTCGTTAGCTCCGCCGAGGGCTTGGAAACCCAGCTTAAAGAAGCCGGGCTTATAAGCGGAAAAATTAAGGTTTGAAAGAAGGAGAGCGGATGAATTTACACTGCGGGGTTTGCGGCAAAGAAACCGAAGACGGGTACGGCGAATGCGAGGAGTGCGGGAAAATTCTTTGCTCCGAGCATAACAACCTTGAGAAGGGCATTTGCCCTGAATGCAAGGGAACTAAAGAACAGGGCTATGGAAATAATTAAGTTTAAGAAAACGGGCGACGTATACTTCGTTGGGTACGAAGAAAACGAAGATATAAAAACTCTCAAAACAGAGGACGAGCCGGAAACCGAACTTGTTACGGCGACGGACAATGTGGCGCTAGCGTTGCTGAAGCTTTTCAAGATCAACGACGTGAGCTGCAAGCTTCAAGCCATTGAATGGAAAGATGGAGAAAAAGCGGGAAGCAAATGCGTCCTTCTTTCCGGGGAAAGCATGTTCGGCCAATTCAAAATGGCATTGCCCAAAGTTACAACGCAAGAAGCGGAGACGCCGGAAGACGGCATATACGATCCTGAAAATCTCAAGAACACATACAACGCTGCGGCGGACACGCTTCGGGATGAAGTAAAGCGTTTTCTGAACGGAGCCAGGCGCCAGCGCGTTCTGCCTTTCAATGGCGAAGAAAGCGATGAGGGGAAAAAAGCCGGGAAAAAGAAAGGGCTTGCGAAAGCGGTCGCTGACAAGGCGCGCGGCCTATTCAATCCGTCAGAAAAACCCTCAAAGAAAAATTCAAAGAAGAAGGAGGAAGATTGAAATTTTTTTTAATACTTCTGGCGTGGTTAGACGCCGGAGCAATCAGACAAAGCTTTCAAAGAAATTTTTTATTCCTTTTCAGCCGAGGGAATTGCACCGCGCTGTATGGGCAGCGTATGGGCGGGCGGAAGGGGTAAACACCTAGCCGGAGTGTGTTCCGGCCATTTTACGGAGCGGCCCATAGCGGGGCGGGTGGTTTTGTACCTCCTTTTCTATCCGCGGCGGTTCACGCCGTCTCGCTCCAAAAAGGCAAATAGCTGGCGGTTCCCGGTTTATAAAGGCGAACCGCCTATTGCCAGTCAGAACGATTGGATATTTGCCGGGGTAGAAATCCCGGCCGCTTAAAGCTGGATGTACCGCAATCCGTAAACCTTGAGGCGAGCCTTTCAGCGGAGCCCCCCCCCCCGGTCGGGACGCAAAAATAGACCGGGGATTTGCGGACGTGCTGTAACTGGTAAAACAGCACCGTTGCCATGGCTCCAACGGTGATTTACAGGTTCGAGTCCTGTCGGCCGCATTCCAGCGTTGCTGGGAAAAAGTAGGGGGTAGAAATACCCGCCGCCATAGCGTCTCAAGGGCGTAGTGACCAGGCCTTAAACCTGGATGGGCAATTCCCTTCGGGGAAAAGCAAAAGCCAGCGTCCCCTCCACTGATCTGTTCGCTGGTTTTGCTTTCCGTTTGCCCTTTAATTAAGAGGATCCAATGGACGAACTAATTGATAAAGCGATCTCGATTCTTGTTGCATACCTAGAGCCAAAAGGGATTGATGTCATACGCAAGCCGCACAAAGACGGTGTTCAACTAATTATTAAATCCAACAACGCTCTGCCGGCCCCAGTAACAGATACGTCGCCATTTTATTATCCGGAACGTGAAACTGACACGTTTCCAATTATCGAGTAGGCGCTGCTATGGCCAACAAACCAAAGAAAATAAAGTCGACAAAGCTTTATTGCCTACGAAAAAATAATCAGTACCTTTCCTGGGATGAAAAGAGCTTTACAGAAAAGCCGCAAGATGGCTTCAGGGCAAGCCGGACTTACGCTGAAAGAAAATATCCTGGCTATGAGATGATCCCGTTCCCGGAAGCATACGACCAATGGTTCCAGGCCCAGAAGGGAAAGAAGGCATGAACATGCTGGGCTTTTACTTTTTTTTCGGGGTACTCGCTTTTGCTTTTTTCGGAGCGGGCTCTTGCGGTTTGGCTTTTGGCCGCCCTCTGATGCCATGCTGCTTTAATATTTCCAAATCCTTTTCGGAGACTTCGTACATTGCATTGACGCCGATATACCGGGACGGCTTATACCCCAGGCGGCCCAGCCTTTTATGGGCAGCCCCTGGCGTAGTGCCGATCCGGCTGCCAACCTCAGGCACAGATAATTCCATATACCCGAGTATATATGGAAGAAACCCCCTGAATCAAGGGAAAAATGTCAAATTGTCGTACATTTTGCCATTTATACTATACGATTGTATAGTAAATTCTCAAAAAATTTTAAGAATTTTGGAAATTTACCCTCTGTCTCTTGACCAGCCACTTAGGCGGGGTTAAAATGTCTATATGTCTAGCATTTAGACAATTAAAAACCGGCTTCCGGAGGCACCGGGGGCCGAAAGGGCTCGAAGGAGCCGAAGGAGATTTTTATGGAAAATTACAAGAGCTTGTCGGAATGGCTTGAAAGCGAAGGCAACCCTAAGCACCATGTAGCCCCCGGCGACAACGGAACAATGGTTATAGCCATTGAAAGCAAAAACTCACTTAATCCCGGCGTTACACTCTACAACTTCAATGAAAGCGAACTCCCCAATGGGCAAAAGCATTTCTGGATAAGCTCCGGCTGGGGCATCCGCAGGGAATGCCTTCCTGCTCTTCGGGGGCTGCTGAATAACGAACTCGCGGAAAACTTGCCTGAGCCTGAAACACTGAAACTAAATGTTGTGGAATGGCGCGATGACGACGAAGGCGAATACGAGGCGGTCATTGAAGTCATGGAAGCCGTCTCCGAATACCATGCCAGGGCGCTTTTAAGGGACCGCATTAAATACGGCAGATACCCCAAAGGCGCATGGCTTGAGTACACCATCAATGGCAAAAGGATTTGCTTGGATACTAAAGGCAGGATACCAGCATGAGCAAAAAGAAACTTTACAGCGAGGCCATTAAGCAACTTGAGGGCGGAGCCCACTCGGCTGACATTTACGAAGAGCTGGCTGACGAATATGGAAACCTGCGGAAAAACACAATCTTTGAAATCGTTGTGGAAGCGTACAACGCATTCAGCAAAAAGGCGGTAACAGTATGAACGAAATGTCTGTCAGAGAGTTTATCCGGAATTACGAAAAAGGCAGTTATGAAGATCCCAGCACCGACACTATGATTGATGCCGGCTGGTATGACTGGTTCTGCGAAGATGACGAACTCAAGCCCAGGCTTGACGCCATGTTCCCTATAGTAAAACAGATTGCCGCCTCTTCAAAAATCGACACCAACAAAATGTATGTGTTTTTCAAAAACAACTGCCCCGTCCGCGGCGATCTTTATGATGATTTCCGTTTCTGCGAAATCAAAAACGGCGATCTTGTCTATACGATAGTACCCGCCTCCGGCCACACCAAGGAAAAAGGCATGGCTGAGGTATGGGGCAGGGAAAACGAATTCAAAGGGGCCCTGGCGAAAGGAACATGGAATGACATCTTAGCCTATTTCGGGGTGGTTTCTGCGATGGAATATAAGGATGTAAACGGCAATCGGAAGTTCATTGGGAAGTTTGGCAAGAGTACCCAAAAACAATTTGATGAAGCTTTAGCGAACCTTCCTGAGCTTATTGCCAAAGCCCGGGAAGGCGATGAAGAAGCAGGGCAAACGGCCAATGATTTGCTGTGGCAACTTGCGAATGAATCATTCAATACCACAGAAAACAACGCTCAAACTTTTACAACCTTGCATCTCTTTGGCAAGCCTGAAAAAGAGGGGGTATTGGCATGAAATTCACAAACGAAATATTTGACCGCTATATCGAGTACATGACTGGTGACGAGAAAAAAATCATAGCCTTATCAGAAGAGCTAGGCTACGAGAATCCGGCTGACTTTGAAGAGGATATTTACATTTGGGTCGTAAACCACGGCGACAAAGATAAGGTGATGTGCCTCTATGGCATGGGCGAAACCGAGTATGCGGACGCTTGCGAAGCATGGGCAGATGAAGCTGAAAGGGGAACCAAATGAAAAAAATAGCAACAAGTATTTACGAAGGCGTTTATCTGGACAAAGAAGGCAAACACAGCGTGTCGGTATATTACAAACCAAGCAAAAAAGCATTCCTTGTTACTACAAGGCCGGTTGGAGATTATAGCAATTCAAAAACCGAGTACGTAGCAACCCGAGCAATAAAGAAATTTACAAGCGGACTTAAAAGGCTTGTAAGTAACCCGAACGGCTTTTGTATAGCCAAAGGAGCAACGGCATGAACGAAATGACTTATGACGAAATAAAAGCGATCAGCGACAAACTTTTGGCAATGCCACGCCCTGGGGAGTATGAGAGAAGCAATAGGGCTGATTTTTTAATAAAGGCTTTTAACCGCAATACAGGTGATTTCTTCCAATTTCTGGGGCACATGAGGGTCTTACTGGAAGGGAAAAAAATCAGGAAAGTTGATGCCATCAGAATTTATGACGACATTGCCATGGCTGCGCTCAACATAGGAAGGGATTCCGGAAGGTATAGCGCCATAAAAGATTATGGGGGTACTACGTTTCAGTTTCTTTTGGATGAGAAGGACAGGAAGGTAACGGCATGAAAAAAATGACACCGGAACAATTCGAGCAGGGAATATCGCAGGGGGCTAAAATCCTTTCGCGGTGGGCAAATTGCGAAGGCATCAATGTTGCGGATGCTACAAAAGAGTTACTGGATGCCGGTTACGGACACGCTCTACTCGACCAGGCTTTTGAAGTCGCCATCGCCGCTGAGGGCTACGAGTACCTAATCAAAGACGGCTTGCGGAAAATGCTGGCCGACTGGAATCCCGAAGGGAAAGGGGCAGTAGCATGACGTATGACGAAGCATTGGCCAAAAGAGATGAGGCCAGGAAAGAGCGTATTGAGAATAAAGACGCTTTTGCAGATTTGTTTGAAAAAGCGTCCGGCAGTATGTGGTTTGAGAAAACGCTAAACAGCGAATACAACTGGGGATATTGGGACGCAGTAATAACCGTCATGAACAATCTCAAGCTGAAGGAGATTAAAGCATGAAAATTACAATCTATAAAAACCCTGAATCGTATATCTCCAGAGAATACGATTTGACTAACTGTTCTGTAGAGGAACTTGAGAAAACCCTTATTGAGCATTGCGAATTGGTAACTGACGATCCTGTCACTGCGGCTATAGAAGTTGAAATGGCTCTCCCCGAGTGGAAGCATGATAAGCATATTGTGAAAGGTACTTCCACTACTGAAATGACCTTGCGCGATGCGGCATTTGAAATTCTGGATTTATATGGCCGTGAATTTTGCCATGAGCATAAAGGGGTAAAAACAAAATACACAAAGTTTCAATTTGCTGCGCTTTGCACTGGAATTGATACCTTGACTCTCAAAGAACACAAAACAAACTTGAACAATCTTTTTGAAGCATGGTTTAACGGCCCGAAACCTGAAAGCCAATACGATCCCGGAAAGCCAATGACCTATGAAGATTTTACCCGGAGAGTGTATCTCATTTCAGAACAAATATATTTTCTGGAAAAAAATGTAACAGGGTCTCCGGACAGCTATGAACCGGACTGGAAAGCTTATCTGGAAAACGGTGTTTGGAAAAAGGACTAATTTCGTCCTGACGATGGGGAGATGGCTACTCCCCGAAACCGCCCCTGGGCGGTCGGCGAAAGCCTCCGGCGCCTAGCGTTGGAAAACCAAACCATGAAGAAGGAGATTTTATCATGGCAGAAAAGAAAGCAAAAGAAGAAAAGACAGAAAAGGTAGAAAAGAAATTCAATGGCGCCAGAATGGCACGGCAAGCCGAGAAATCGCTCAAAGCGGTTTTCCCCAAAGACAAGTTTATCGCCAGCGATTTTACGACACATGTCGAGGTTCTCTATTTCGAGAGTACCACTTGCACTCCGGCAGAGCTGAATATGTTCGCCGTAATATTCTGTACCCTTGGCAATTTCAAGCGGGAGCAACTTGTGTTCACCAAAGTGAAAAGGGAAGCGGCCGCTGCCCCTGTAACAAAGTAATCATGACACAATAGCCGTCCGGGAATCCCCGGGCGGCAAACACTATGGGGGATATATGGATAAGGAAAAAGCGAAATCAGAATTCAAACATTATTCTGAGCAGTTAGTTAATTACCAAAAGACAGAACTTGTAGCCATAGAGCGTATAAAAACCGCAGAGGTCAATTTAGAAAAAGCAAAAACTGAATTTGCAGAAGCGAAAGATTACTTGGCTGTCATACGTGGGGGCATTGAGGTATATACCTCCGAATTGCAACGTTTAGAAAGGGATGGAATCTACAATGCAACAGCAAATTAAAATAAAAGTGCCGGAAGATATTCTCGTCATAATAAATAAATGGGAAAAGCGCCGGGAAGAAAACTTTTTGGTTATCACCCTGAATGGCGCTCATATTATTATCAAAGTACATCACATCACGAAAGGATTATTGAATAGGACCATCGTACACCCAAGGGAATGTTTTTTCCCCGCCATTAAGGATTACTCTGCGTCCGTTGTCTTTGTCCATAACCATCCTAGCGGGATTGCGGAGCCGTCAATGCAGGACGATGCGCTTACCAACCGCCTTTGCATGGCGGGGCAGATCCTGGGCATCCATGTTCTGGATCACATTATTATTACGCCGAATTACAATTTTTATTCATATCGCCGGTCAGGAAAAATTAGGGATAATTTTACAAATTACGAAATAAAAGATTTTATTGATGCAATAGCCGCGGAGGAAAACGCATGAGCCGCGGAGGGAAAGGCATACTGAGCCAGAACGGCAAAGACTTCATCGATATTCTTGAACATCTCCGGCCGTCGAAGCATGCTTATGAGGTTTTTAATGATTGGCTTGTATTGGCCGCCGCCTCTCTCTATTCATGGAAAAGAGACAAGGCCGTTGAAGAAGAGTATTTGCACATAGCAAGCCAGTACTCGAAAGAGGAATTGGAAAATCATGGCCGCCTATTTGCGATAACTGTAAATGCCCTTGAAGAAAACGAAGGGGATTTCCTCGGCGAAGTGTTCACGTTCGCCGAGCTATGCAATTCCAGAACCGGGCAATTCTTCACTCCGTATCACATATCACACATGATGGCAAAGATGACGATGAGCGAAAAGGAACCCCCGCAAAACCGTATATGCAAAATAAGCGATCCATGTTGCGGGGCAGGAGGGATGCTCATCGCCAGCGCCATGGCCATGAAGGAGATGGGCTTAAATTTCCAACAGAACGCTCTATTCGTCGGCACCGATATAGACGCACGGTGTGCCCGGATGGCGTTCATCCAGCTCAGCCTGCTGGGGGCCCCGGCCGTAATTATCTGCGGCGACACCCTAGCCCTCAAAACTTATTGGCAAAGGGAAACTATCGGCTACCACATAGCCTGCATGGATATTCGCCTCAGGGCAGAAAAGTTAATAGACGATGCGGAAAAATCTGAGCAACCTATCCCGGCTCAGATAAAAGAATCAGAACCAGTTGAAGTTATATTGCCGCAAAAGGAATTAGTCCAGGGAGAATTATTTTAGGGAAAAACCACGTTGTGGTTATAAATATATTTTTTGTTCATAGAACAAAGAGAAGGAGAGTTTATGGTATGAAAATCACAAATAGGGCTAACCTTCCGGAAGCGTTGGTCAAAGCGGTGTCTGTCAGGCGCCACAATGATCCGGGACGGCTGTCGGCAACGACGCTTCTGAATGGGACAAAGCAGATTATCCTCACGGATCGCCACTGGGACGAGCTTGAGGACGATGTATCGGATCGCTTCTGGGCTATCATCGGCACAGCCATCCATTCCGTGCTGGAATACGAAGGGAAGGACGAATTCGCGGAAGAATACATGTCCTACGAACTGGACGGCATTACCGTCACTGGCCGCATAGACAATTACAACATGAAAACAGGCGTGATTGCTGACTACAAAAGCGTGTCCACATGGAAAATCGTTTATAAGGATTACGATGACTGGCGCAAGCAAGGCCTAATATACGCCTGGCTCCTTTTTAAGAACGGCTTCGAGGTCAAGAAATGCCAATTTATCGCCCTCATCAAAGACCATTCAAAGCTGGACGCCAAGCGTAATCCAGAATACCCCCAACAGCCCATGTGCGTCTATGAGTTTGACGTTACCCCGGAACTGCTAGAAGAAATCGAAGTATTCCTGAAGGCGAAGGTTGCCGATTACAAACAGCGCCGCGAAGAAGCCGATGACGACATCCCGCCTTGCTCCGCAAGCGAGCGGTGGGAAAAACCCACCAAATTCGCGGTCAAGAAGGGAAGCAACAAAAGGGCCTACCGCGTCATGGACACAATGGAAGAGGCTGAAACATTGGCCTCCGATATGGGGCCCGGCTACTCGATTGAAACCCGTCCCGGGGAATCCACGCGCTGTATGGGATATTGCCTTTGCTGTAAGCATTGCAATTTTTACCTCAACAATGTCGCGGTCGTGGAAGAACAGGAATCGGTAGCATAAATGGACACCTCTACAATGAAGTATCCATTCGGCAGATGTGCAGGGTGCGGCAAAGAGTTTAATTCTGAGCTACGAAACGAATACGACATCACTCATTGCCCATGGTGCGGCGAGCCGATACTGGATTTTTTCCATGATTCATTTTCGCCACCTGATGCGTTGGTTAAGACGGATCTTAACAGGTACGCCTACTGCGATGAATGCGGAACCCGCATTTATTAGAGGAACGGTAAAGGCGGCGAATGGATTGGAGATGGCGTGAATGGGCCGGGGGTATGCTCGGGGCTGTGCGAGCGGGAGCTTTGTGGCAACTGCGGAGATTGGGACGATGAAGGATGCTGCCCAAAGTGCCACACGGATAAAAAGGGTTAGCCGGGGTTCCGGCAAAGGGAATTTCTATGGAGTTTAAGAAAGCTATAAAAACAAAATCGCGGCTGAGGCTTGCGATCGATGGAGTGTCCGGGAGCGGTAAAACTTTTACTGCCCTGGCCATTGCATCGGGAATGGGGGGGCCTGTAGCCCTCATAGATTCGGAGCATGGTTCTGCTTCGCTTTATGCCGACAGGTTTGAATTCGACACGGTGGACCTCATGGAGTTTCAAATAGAAAACTACATCGAGGCTTTGAATGCCGCGGCAGAAGCGAAGTATCCCATTGTTATCGTTGACAGCACATCCCACGCCTGGGACGCCCTTGTCGAGCGTGTGGATCGTATTGCTAATTCAATGACTGGCGGCAATACATCTTTCCGGGCATGGGCACAGGGAACGCCCCTGCAAAAGCAGTTGATCGAGGCACTGCTGAATTACCCGGGCCACGTTATCGTCACATGCCGGTCAAAAACAGAATATTCCATTGATAAAGACGACAAAGGAAAAACCACCATCAACAAAGTGGGAACCGCCGCCGTCCAGCGCGCTGGTTTCGAGTATGAATTCACAATGGCCATGACAATGGATTCTAGCCATATCGGCCGCGTTACCAAAGACCGCACTGGTAAATTTCAGGACAAATTTATAACAAAGCCCGGGAAAGATTTCGGGCAACAGCTCATAGCCTGGCTTAACGAGGGAGCTGCGCCGCCCACAGCCCCCGCAAAAAGTTTTGAACAGCAATGCACAGATGCCATGCTCGAAATCGGCAATGTCCTCGACAGCGAGGATTTTGGAAAGCGGGTATTCACCGTCGAGGAAAAAAACGCCGTCAGAGAAGAAATGAGAAAAGAGCTTGCTAGGGTGCCTAAAAACGATTTTGAATCAAAGCTTGGCTATATCAACAGCGTGCTAGAGGTGCAGAAGCTAATTCTCCATTCCAGGCTTGAAGAACCATCTGATGATGCTACGCCAACGGCAGACCAGGCGGCTGAAGCCCCAGCTTCTGCTCCGGAAGAATCCGGGGCCAAAGCCAATGGGGAAAAGCCTCCGTGCCCGCCGTCCGATGACGGTTTTGTCGATGACATTCCGGTGATGGACGAAAGCAAAAAGCCTGGCAAAAAAGGAACGGGGAAAGATAACACGCCCTCATTACTGGACGGCTATAAAAAGCACATGCAAAACAAGGGGGACAAAGAACCCGCATTGGCTGGCGCCGATACCAAAACCGAACTGGATATTTTTTAGGAGCGTCCAATGAATGACACAAACCATGTTGTTTTAATTGGGCGCCTGGTCCGGGATGCCGAGCTTAAATATACAGCCGCAGGGAAGGCGCTCTCAAAGTTTACCCTTGCCGTAAATGAGCAACGCAAAGTTGGGGACAAGTGGGAAAACGATGCGGGTTTCTTTGAGGTAAACCTTTGGGGGCAGCTCGGAGAATCTTTGGATAAGTACCTCAAAAAAGGAAAGCAGGTTGCGATAACCGGAAAGCTAAAACAGGAACGTTGGCAACAGGACGGTTATAGCAGATCGAAGGTTATAGTAACGGCCGTTACCATACAGTTATTCGCCGGTGCCTCAGGCAACGATGCGGGGGCTGGGGAAAATAATAATCCGCCGCCATCGGACGACAACTATACGGATGACATTCCGTTCTAGGAAGGGACAGAAGAATGAAATGCCCTTATCAAGACATTGGGTGCTGGCACATTGACGACGTTTCGCATGATTGCGAAGCGCCGTCAAGAAGCCACTGTCGGCATGAAAACCAGAATGAACCGGCAACAGGCCGGAAATCAAGTGAAGCAGAGGAGAACAATTAATGAGAGAAGCAGAGATTCAGTTAAGTATTATTTATTTTACTTCAAATCGAACTTATGGCGGTGATGGGGAAATAAAAATCCTTGCCGAAGATATTGACCGTAACGGGCTTATTAACCCCATTACGATAAAAGAATCACCGGAAAAAGCTGGCAAATATGAGGTAGTTGCCGGGCGCCGCCGCGTCATGGCTGTATATCTTCTTGGCTGGGATTCGATTCCCTGTCGCATTCTGGAAGGAAACGAGACGGAACGATCAGATGAAATAGCCGGAGCAGAGAATATTAACCGGTTGGCCATGCATCCGCTTGACGAGGCAAAAATATTTCATCAATTGCTGGAGAGTGGCAGGAGCATAGAAGACCTTGCAAAACAGTACGACCGCAAAGTGTCCGAAATATGGCAACGCATACAGCTCCTTGACCTGAATGAAGATGTCAAGACTTTATTCAGGAACGGACATTTAACCCTTCAGTCTGCGGCAATGATCAAATGCCTTAATGCCGATGCCCAAAAAGAATTCTACAAGAAATTCAAAAGCCATCGGGCAGTCAAAGAAGGCGGCATCATAGAAGACTGCTTTGTTAAATCTTTCATCTCAAACCTTGACCATGACAAGCTGTACGGATTCTTGAGGGATAAGCAGTGCGCCGATTGCAAAACCAGGACATATTTTACCGACACAAATTTATTTCCGGAGCTTAACGACGTAAGCGAAAATTGTTTTAACCACGAATGCTATTTGCAAAAGTGGCAAAAAGTACTTGCCGGCAGATTCAAAAGTTTAACAGGCGAACACAAAACCCATGCCGGAGCTTGCCTTATTGTCGCCAACAGCAATGATTTCCAAAAAATCATTGGGAATCAAACGACTATTGAAGGCACCGGGTATAAGGTTCTTCCCTATAATCATTTTTCCAACGCCAATGCGAAAGACAAAGGAGCCCAGCCATGTTTCACGGTTGGAATATCGCATTCAGGGAAGCTTGAAATCGCTTGCGATTACTGGAAGGCAGCGGAAAAGCAAGCTTATGGCTCTGGTATGTCAAACACTGAAAAAAAGAAAAAACTAACCCCGGTTGTAGAAATTTTAGATTTGCCAAAGACCGAAAAGGACGAGGCATTGGAAGCCATGAGTAACAGCAAAAGAATATCGCCTTACGGCCTTAGCAGTAATGTCCGCGACTCTGTTTTTTGGAGAATTGTGGATATCAAGGCGCAAGAATTTAACGACCCTAATGATGTCAACCACAGCTACAAGGAAATGTTCTTAAAAAAATATTTCTCTAACCTGCATGGTAGCGACAAAAAGATTTTCGAGAAGTTCGTCGGAGACATGGCAATACCTGATCTTGCAAAAATAGTTTCCGATAAAATTTTTGCGTTGCTCCTTGCTATGGAATGGAGTATTTACGAACTGCCTCAACCGGAAGATTTCTCAAAAGGAAAGCAATGCGAGATTCTGAAATGGGCTGGGCTTGGGCTTGCTCCGGATAAATTGAAGGAGATATATCAGGACGAAATCCGGAGGCGAATACCAAAACAAAAGCCCGAAAAGGAAAAGCCGGAAGGGGAAAAGCAGGAAAAGACAAAAACACCTGTGGCAAAGAAAACAGCAGAGAAAAAATCTGAAAAGAAAAATAAACCTCTGCCGACTCCGGAACAGATGAAGAAAAACAAGGCAAAGGCAGATAAGGCTAAAAAATGATTTGTCAGAAAATCAAATGCAGCGATTATCTGACAGACGACGGCGATCCGGCCTGGTGCTACTGGGCCGGACAGCCAGCCGAGGTTGCGGTATTGAAGTGCCCAAAAGCGGGCAATCAGAACGGGAGGAATGAATGCCAATTGGAAGATCGGACTACGAAGATCGGAAAGAGGACCGTATAACCTCTCTTGCGGAAAAAGCAGTAAAGGCAAAAAAGGAATCGGACAGGCGGTTATTCCACATATACAATTTTTATGAAGCATAAAGAGGAAAAGGCCGAGAAGCCAATTTGCCCGAAGTGCGGGAAGAAGATGCGGCTATTATCGACAGGGTATAGCCTTGAGACTTATACCTGCCGGGATTGCAAAACGAATATGCAGATAGATATTAAGAAGGAGAAAGTATGAAAGGCTACAAAGGGTTTGACAAAAATTTACGATGCAGAGGCTTTCGGTTTAAGGTTGGTCAGGAATACCAAATTGAAGGCAAGATCGAGGTTTGCAAGAATGGCTTTCATTTTTGCCAAAGGCTTGCGGACATTAATGATTTTTATGACTTAAAGGAAAGCCGTATATGCGAAATAGAAGCGCTAGGCGATGTCAAGGCTGAGGGGAGCAAAAGCGTTACGGATCGCATAAAAATAATCCGGGAGCTAAGCCATACTGAAGTCTTATCTCTTGCAAATGTGGGAAAAGAAAATACAGGAATCCGGAACAGCGGCAACCAGAACAGCGGCGACCAGAACAGCGGCGACCAGAACAGCGGCAACTGGAACAGCGGCGACCGGAACAGCGGCAACCTGAACAGCGGCAACTGGAACAGCGGCAACCAGAACAGCGGCAACCGGAACAGCGGCGACCGGAACAGCGGCGACCGGAACAGCGGCAACCTGAACAGCGGCGACCTGAACAGCGGCAACCTGAACAGCGGCGACTTTTGTTCCTGCAATAATTCTGCTGGGTTATTTATGTCTAAGCGCTTATCTTATGAGGCGTTTAACAAACCACTTACAGAGGGTGAGTATGAGAGCATCATAGTATCAGAAGGCTTCATGATTTGCAAGCGGTTTAGCTTAGTTAGGTACAGGGTGCGGACTAAAACAGGAAAGCTCGGCGACTATAGGCATTTGCCCTACAAAGCTTCGTGGAAGGTTTTTTGGAATAGCCTTACTTTTGCCCAGCGGTGCGCCGTGCGAAAAATGCCGCATTTTGACAAAGCCGTGTTTGAAGAAATAACTGGAATAAAGCTTTAAAGGAGCAAGCTAATGCAAGGAATTGACAAAGATTTTTATTGCTCTGCTGGTTATGAATTTACCGACATTGAAGACGGCAATATATGCCCCATGATGCTTCATCTAGAATTGGAAGATCGCGATTGTAGGAATTGTGGCTGTTATCACCGCAAACACCCCACGCCAGAGGAGTACAAAGAGGAGTACGGAGAGGAGTACCCTGACAATGCGGCGGTTTATTTGAACGGATTTTATCCTGATGGTGAGGCTTTCTATTACAGTTTTCATGCGATGACTTATCTTGAAGCAAGAATAATCAAAACAAAGAAAAAGAGAGTTTCAAAATGGGCTATTGTCTGCGCTTGTACTCCCTTTGGCAAGCCGCCCGATAGCTGGAGGCCAAAATGAGCCTAAGAGATGCCATAAGGCAAGATACGTTCATCATCGACGACAACGAATATTCGGACAATGATTTTTTGTCGATGCCCACGGATGATCTTGAGACCCTGAAGCTCAGGATAAACAATAATATCAGCTTTATTTCCAAAACCATAAAAGCAAAAAAGATTGAAGCATATTCGGGGGGCGAAAAGGTTACGGCTGAATGGTATATCCGGCACAAGGGCGCGCTTGCGATTAACCAGCAGGTCTTGACGTATATCAATACGCTGATTAAGCAGCGCCGGAAAGCCAAGCGCCCGTTAAGCGATTTCTTCCTGAATCAGGCAAAGGCGGATCTAGATCCGAAACTGTTTGACTCTCTTATGAGCAAAGCTAAAAAAGAAATGAACCGGGAGGGGGTTTATGAAAACTGTTAAAGCGATTGTGTTTTCCTATGCGGCAATTTTGTTTCTGAGTTCCGGGATGCCCTACGAGCATTTAATAACGCCGCCGACCGACAGGCCTGTGTACCGGCAGGAACAGGAACAGAAAAAACCTGGGCCGCCGCGGCGCATGGTGCCGGAGGAATACCGGGATCTGTTTACCGCTGCGGCCGCCTTTGCCGGCATCCCCCCTGGGGCGCTGGAATCAATAGCCTGGGCGGAATCGCGTTTTTGCCCGGAGGCCAAATCCCCGGAGAGGGACGACGAATGCCGCGACCTGGGGATGTTTCAGTTTAACAGCAGGTACCTGGGCTGGTATGCCGACCGCTACAATTCAGGGGTTCCCTTTGATCCCATGGACACCGAAGAAGCCATTTATATAGCCGCCCAGCATGTTCGGTTTCTATACGAATGCTACGGCCGCTGGGGTGATGTATTCCTTGCGTACAACGCCGGGATCGGAGCCGTCAATAGAGATGAGATACCTGAGAGCGCTATTCGGTATTTATTGAAAATTTACGAGGAAAAGCCAGATGGGAACCTCTAAAAACACCCCTAAAAAGGCCTCTATCGCTACCGATAAGAGGCTCAAAGTAAAAAAGCCTATTATAACATCAAAAAAGGCCGTAAAGCCCCGTTTTTTTGAAATTAAAGTCCGCATAACGGCGAATGAATATGCTTGGGGATTGCCCTATTTTGGCGAACAGAAATACCTTTCAAAGTTCGTTTTGGAATCTTACAGGGAAAAAATAAAACGCGCTGAAGCACATGACAAAGAAGCGAGGCAACGCAACCTCTCCGGAAACATCGAGCTTTTAGTGACGCTTCTTAAAGAGGCATATGCCAGGGGCGAGCTCGACTTTTTACGGGAGATGATCAATGGCTGAAAAATATTCGGTCTTCATTCGGGAGGGAAAGGGCAATGGATAAACTTTTTTCTCTCCACATGGACAAGATATCAACCCTCAAAGTTTTATCGGACAAACAAATAGGCCAGGTGATGAGGCTGCTCATAGAATACCAGGAAACAGGCACAAACAGCGACGTTCCGGATACGGCGTCCGTTGCTTTTGCCTTTGAGATATTGAAGCAGTCTTTAGACGCGTTAAACCAAAAGAGATCCGAATTTTCCGAGCATCAAAGAGATCGGGTAAATAAAAGGTGGAAAAAAGAGGACGAAGTACCGGGGAATACCACGGAATACCACGGTATACCGGGGAATAATCCGGTATCATCCGGTAATACCGAAATATACCGAACGATACCGGATGATACCAATAAAGAAAAAGAAAAAGAAACAGATAAAGAAAAAGCGGTGGTGGTAGATCATCTAGCTAAGAAAGATCGGGGGCAATCAGAAGCCGACCAACCGCCACCGCGATTTGAAAATATCAAAAACGAATGCAAAGCCCTAGGCTTTTACATTGATTCCGCGAAAGTCAAACAAATCCTAAACAGCAACCTCGATCCCGGCTGGCTGTCAGGGCCCCATTCGGTATTTAAATTTGCCTCAGAGCGCGTAAGGGAAAAATACCCGGACAAAGACGCAGACGCATTGAAGCCGATTTTCATTTCAGCAGTAACGAAATGGGAAGATATCCGTGACGCATACCCGATGTGGAGAAATGAGCAGGTAAAAAAAGATCAGGCCGCGGCCATGGAAAAGGCAAAGCACAGGAAGCCTAAAACATGCGAATGCGGCGCAGCGATGATAGATGGGTACCTTACCTGCAAAAAATGCGGCGGGCGTTTTGACTTTAACGAAAAAACAGCCAGTTATGAGTTTCATCCAAAAAAAGTAGAAAGCGAAAACCTGGCTAAAGACTATCAAGAATTCATGAGGAGAAAAAGCGATGGACGGGATACAAATTAAAGTGTACTGCCCTGTATGCAGGGAAGTAATAGAAATGTGCCTTAGAAAAAATCTGGTTAAGGACTTAGTGGATTTTTTCAAAAGTATACAGAATTTTTTCCAGCCGCAAAACGAAAAGCCTCCGACCGACAAAGAGGTTTCATATCGCGGAGGAAAAGTATGCTCTTGCGGGAATGTTATCGACATGACTTTTACCATCGAGGCGCATCCAAAGAGAGGCATTTTTCTGAGTAATCCGGAAGCACGAATTGTGAGGGTTTCATGCAATGGCGCTGACTGAAAGCCAGGTAGAAGAATACAGGAAAAAGCTAAACAGCAGCGAGTACATGGAAATGGCCGTTAACGGTACCGCTGATAAAATTTTGGGAGTAAGCATGCCGGCAATAAAAATAAAGCAGGGCAAGAAACTTAATATAAACAAGACGACGGAGGGAAAGAGAATGGAAAAGAGCAAGACCTTGAGCGCTTTGAACGATCACCTGATGGAAAGGATTGAATGGCTGACCGATCGGGAAGTTAAAGGCGAAGAGCTTACGGAAGAGATAAGGCGAAGCGAAGCGGTAACCAAAGTTGCCACGCAGGTAATAGCCAACGCCAGCCTCATTCTGAAAGCGCATATGTCGGTGGATGACAGCAGCGGGCATAAGGGAAAAATAAAGAAACTGCCGCCAATGATTGGGGACGATACCCAGTGAAGCGGATCTATAAGCCAGTTCACATACGGTTCCTCAGCAAGCATATACGCGGGACAAGCTATAGTGAGCTGGCGCTGCTTTTCAATGAGCGTTTTGGCTTGTCGGTAACCGAAGCGGCCGTAAAAACGCTTTGCACAAAAAACGGGCTATGTAACGGAATCGGTCACGGAACATGGCCCAAAAAATATACCGAAGAGCAAATATTGTTTTTGAAAAAAAACGTAAAAGGGTGCAAGTATAAAGACCTTGTTGCGCTTTTTAATGCCAAATTCGGTACGTCGGCGACGGAGAGCGCAATAGAGCAAGCGTGCAAGACACGGGGCTTGCGTAATGAGGTTGTCCTGCGCTGGCCTAAAGGCCATGTTCCCCATAACAAAGGAAAAAAGGGATATTGTTCCCCTGGGAGTGAAAAGGGCTGGTTTGGGCCTGGACACCCTGGCTATAAGTACAATGAAATGCCTATTGGAAGCGAAAGAATAACTGTTGACGGCTATGTAGAAGTTAAATATTCAAACGATCCGGGGCCGCCGAACCGCAGATGGAAGGGCAAGCAGGTGGCTATTTGGGAAAAAGCGAACGGCCCGGTACCTAAAGGCCATGTAATAGTTTTTGCCGATGGAGACAGGGAGAATTTCAAATTAAATAATTTATTGCTGGTATCCAGAAGGGAATTGGCAGTATTAAACCATGGGGGGCTGCTTTCCAATAACAGGTATATTACGGAAATCTGCGTAAATATTGCCAGGTTAAAAGTCCTTTCTGCGGACCGGAAAAGAGGTTCCTTTGATTCCGTTACGGATAAAAAATTAATCGTTATTGATAACAAGGGTAGAAGGATAGTCATAGCATACGACAGCAAAAAAGATAGATATTTTCCGGCAAGGAAAACCAAATACGGAGTGCAAAGATTGAAAGTTAAATTTAAACCCCGTAAAACAATCAGTGAAGCGCAGGAAGATTTGATAGCCTATGCGCTCAAAAGAGGATGGCACAGGGAATAAATGCGTGAATGTACCAGGTTAAGGAAGCTGGCAAGAAGGAACATGGAAAAAGACGGAGATCTGTCAGAGGACAAAATTAAACAGATACGCGAAAAACTTAATGATAAGAGTTACATAGACAATGCGATTTCTAAAATTGCAGATGATTTTGAAAGGGTATTACGCAAGGAAGAATGAACGAAGGTACTAAATATCTGCCGTATGGCGGGTAAAAACATAGGGGGTTATATGGAAGTAACGGTTATTCCGAAAGTGCGAGAAGAGAAAAGGACTGTAAAAATTGTATTTGAGCTTAAAAAGGATCTGGAAGATGACGAGGTTATCTGCGAGCATTGCCATGGTACCGGGCTTGAGATTGCAGATAACGTATACGGCATAAAGGGAGATACTACTCATATTGGGACGCATTTCCCCTATAAGAACCAGTCAATTACATTCTGTCGGTTCTGTTATAACGGCGTTCAAACGAAATGCCCGAACTGTGGAAGTTTGCGCGGTAAAAGGGATAGGGAATGCCCTTGTGGACATAACCGCAAAGAACAAGAGGAAAGTTACAGGCGGGAATGTGATGAACGGTGGGAAAGAGCAAAAAAAATACCCATAGAAGAAGCGTGGTCTTTATGCAAATGCCTTTATGTTGAAGATGTTGATCGGTATGTTTTTGACGACGGCGAATTGGATGATCTAATCGAGGAATACGAGCTTGAAAACCCAAGAATATATGGGACTACAGTAGACGGAATAAAACTCGACGCTTCCGACGTAATAGAAATGGGCTGTCACAATCTCCATGAAGACGCTGCGGACAGTTGCGACACGACAGCTTTACAAACAATTCTTGACGAATGGTGTAAAAAACAGGACGGGGCAATCACTTATTACCCAAGTTATAAAATTGGTGTAATAAGGCCAACGGAAGAAAAAAAGGGGAATGAATAATGAATGAAGCAAGCAAAGATGTAAAGGTTTCAGATGTAATAAAGGAGCTGTGCCGTAAAGTCATAAGTGCCCTTATCAATACTTTAATTTATTCCATCTCATTAAGGTTTTTATTTCCGATTGTCATTAGCATAATCGCTATACAGTGGCCGGAATGGGTAGTTTATCATTCAAGCAGAATATCTTCATGGTTTATTATTTTATTGACCATAAGTATTTTTATTGATTTTGTAATGCCTTTATTCCATGTAAAGATTAAAAACCCAAGAGGATTAGAGCTATGAATAGAATTGAAAAACTGCTTTGCGCCATTGGAAGCGACGGGGTTGTATTTTTTATCGGTTGGCTTTCGGGCATAGTAGGCGCGATTTTGGGCATATTATTTGCTTCGTTCTGGGGGTAACTATGGAAACTTATAAACTTTCAGAAGAGCTGGCGATAAAGCCGCCGTTCAAATTCAAACAGGTTAACCTAATAATCAGCGATTGCGGCCGGAGCTTGCTGGAGTTTACCGTGCTTCCCCAGGACTATGAAGACAAGTTCAAGTTTGTCTATTCTTTTCTCGAATTTGCGGTGCAAGCCTTGAATGAAAAAGCGGAAAGGGAATATGGGGAACCATTGTATTGGGTTAAATGCGAGACAGGCACGCCATGGACATTCATGCAGTGCCCGAAATGCAATGAAAAGCTATGGATAGGTTTCATAAAAAAAGACTGCCCACATTGCGGCCAGAAGCTATTGCTTCCGGAAGATAAAGGAGAAAACAATGAGTAAAGGGAAAAAAGAATTAGGGCCTTGCCCCTTTTGTGGCAATAAGAAACTAACAGAAGATGATGTACTTTACTTTGAGCAAGCAAATTATTCGGTGATTTGCAGTAAATGTTATGCCATGGGCCCGTATGGAAAAACAGAAGAACTGGCAATGGCAGTATGGAATAAGCGAGCAAAGGTAAAAGCAAAGGTAGCTGAAGTAAGTTTGAAAAAATGGAAGTGCTGTAAAAACTGCCAAAGGGTAGATGGGCAGGGATACTGCAAGGATAAAATTACCCCCAATGCTAAAGACGGGAAGCGGAAAAGAGGGACGGCTTGTTTTTATTTTAAGGAAAATAAAAATGAGTGAAAAGCCGATTATATTTAGGCCAGAAATGGTAAAGGCGATACTCAATACAAAACCTTTCACATGGCCGGCAATGCCGATTGACAAAGACAAGCCGTTTAAGAGAATGACAAGGCGTGTAATAACGCCCCAGCCGGATGACGACGGCGTGAATGGCGTTACAATCGAGGGCTTTCAAACGGCCCTATATCAAGCTGAGAAGTATTACATAAATACAGAAGAAGGCGAAAGCCTTGAAGTAAAACCGAGATATGAAAAGGATGACATCCTTTGGGTAAGGGAAAAGCATCATATTGGCAAATCCGGGGCTGTTGTGTTCCCTGGTGATGGGATACTCATAGACAAATGGAGACCTTCGATCCATATGCCGCGTGGCGCCGCCCGGCTGTTTTTGAAGGTTACGTCCGTAAGAGCAGAACGGTTGCAGGATATTACTGATTCCGATGCGGTATCGGAAGGTATTTACAAAATAAGATACAACCATAGTTCATTCTCCGGCTGGTACTATTGCGATCCAGCAACTACTAAATATCCAAACTGTTCTTTGGCAAGCAAGCCCAGGCAAGCTTTTATGTGGCTATGGGATCAAATAAATGGCAAGCGTGGGTATTCGTATTCATGGATAGCTAACCCGTGGGTATGGGTTTATGAGTTTATGAGGATAAAATGATGGGCTTGGTAACGCTTTACAAAAACACACAAACGGAAGGGGAAAAAACCTACAAGGACTTATGGGAATTATCCCCATACGAACCGCAAACGCTTTTTGAATCGGGGTTTACCTCGGAACAGGCAGAATACATTATTCCCGATTGTTTTGGGGTAGGAAAAGACAGTTTAGATAAAGACGATTATTTATACGAGATATTTACAAATCCTGCTGGAAAGCCCGGCATAAAAATTATGAATGGAAGCGGCATATTCTGTAACGAATTGAAAAGGCCGGGAGAGAAACCGAAGGAAGAGCCGAAGACGGAGCGTAAAAATACCGGATGGATACCGCAGTTGATTAACGGCGAATGGGAGATATATTGATGGGTGAAGAAGCTGAAGTATTATATGAGAGGGGTATAGACGATTATATCCGCAATGAAGAAAGGAAAAAGGATATTTATGACACTACTGTGATGTTGGGAAAAATGTCCGATACGGAATTGCTAGACTATCTCTGTAAACAGGGCAGAAAACTGAATACCCTGGATACCTTTAAGACGTATGATGTTGCAAAACGGATTAAAGAAAACGGTTGGACGCCTACGCGGAAACAGCGCGAGGCGTTAATAAATACGGCGGCTATAGCGCTTAATTCATAAAGGAGAAAAAAAGCAAATGAAGTATTACTGTAAAAACTGCGATACAGAAATTACATTAAGCCGTGGTGTATCAATTTTTTGTAATGGTGCATTAACAAACCCTGTAAAATACTTTGATGGGTTATGTCCAATATGCGATGAAGAAATTGTTGAAATCCATGATTACGAAACACCGGAGCAATACGAAGAACGAAAAGGAGAGCATTTACCCGATAATCGGCTTGTTTGGTATAAAACTGAAAGCGATGTTGAGGGCGGCTATGACTGGAAAAATTGGATATATGCCTTTGCAAAAGAAGTAAAGCCAAAATATATTGTCGTTGCCGAACCGCCCATAAAGCCGCCTATTGGTTGGAAGCCTGAGGAATAAATATGAGCATAACAGAATTAAAATGCTTTGAAAAGCAATTGGTTGCCTGTTTGAAATGCAGTAAAAAGCATTGCTATAAAAAGTGTACTAACTACATTGAACCAGAATTTTTGTTACAGGTTCTTGATTTGGCAATAGTACAACAGATGGAATTGGTAAAAGTGGACACGGATGGGATGCCCATATTGTACTTGCCGAGGGCATTGGCCAGGAAAACGAGCCTGCCGCCAGAGAAGCTTTCAAAGCTCATAAAAAACAACGAGCTTGACTGCCCGTTCCTGGGGAAAGACGAATCAGGGAAAAGCCTCTGCCGGATTTACGAATCGCGGCCGGAAATATGCCGGATGTTTGGGGCGCATCCGGAGATAAACCCGAAGCTGGCTTGCCCTAACCAGGGAAGGAAAGAAAATATAAAGCGTTGCTGAAAGAAAAGGAAATCGGCGGCAAGGTAAAGGTTATACGGTGCGCCGATTGCATAGAGGGGAAGGTTGTCGGATCTGGGAAAATACAGCCTTGCCCATTTTGCAAGGGAGAAGGGGTGCTGAAACACTCGGAGTATGCGCGTTGGTTTGTTATATGCCTTGGCTGCGGGGCAAGGGGGCCTAAAAAGCCGACCGGAGAACAAGCAGCCGAAGTCTGGAATAGGCGGGCGCTATAATTTTGTCGGATCGATCCGACAAAATAGACACTATTCTATTATATAGAAGAAAATCCAAACTTTACAAATAAATAAAAATTGACAGCCAAATAGCCCCCTCGTTATACTCCTTTCATTGGGAGAACTATCATGTACACTTTCCTCAGACGTCGGCCCGGGCCGCGCTCGGCGACCGACACCTCAAGGCCTCGGGGCCTCCGGGGCGCGGCACACCCACGCGTCAGCGCATACAACCTTTTAGGCTTTCTGGCATTGGGGGCGGTTTGGCAGTTTGCCGGGCATATCCGGGCAAGCCCGGCGCTTCCTTCCCTGGGCGGCATACTGCGGGCCGCCCTCCTCCTCGTCCAGGACAAAGCCTTCGCCCGGCACGCCGGGGCAAGCCTCAAGATAATCGCGCTCGGGACAGGCATGGCGGCCGCTGTCGGCTTCGCTGCCGGCCTTCTGGTTTTCCGGTACGGTAGGCTTAGAGCAGCCCTCCTGCCAATGATCGAATGCGTCCGGGGCATAGCGTCGCTGACGCTGTTCCCCCTGCTGATAATCGCTTTCGGCCTGGGGACGTTTTCCCGGGTGTTCGTGATTTTTTGGACAGCGTGGCCGGCGATCGCGCTATCGGCAATAAGCAGCCTTGACGTCGATCCCAATATAGCGGACGCCGCCCGGGTGTCCGGGGCCGGCGAATGGAAGATAATCACGCGCATCAGGGTACCCATGGCCATGCAAGGCCTCATCACCGGCCTGAGGATCGGCGTCGGCGGCGGCTGGGTAAGCCTGGTAACCGCCGAAATGCTGGGCGCTTCAAAGGGCCTGGGCTATTACCTGCTCTGGTGCTCGCAGTCCTTCGAGTTTCAAAAAGTATATTCAGTAATTCTTATCATAGCCGCCATCGGCGGCGCCATGAATTTCGGCCTGCTGTTCCTACAGCGAAAGGCCTACCTAATCACAGGAGAAACAACGAGATGAAAAAGACGCTTTTATTTTTGGCCGTTCTGGCCGGTTTTATTTTCACGAATTGCGAAAAGCCCGCAAAAAACGCGATTAAATATGTCGGGTTTAAGATTTATGACCCGGCATATGTCGCGATGGAGAAAGGCTTCTTTGCCCTGCACGGCGCCGACGTGGAGCTCGTCGAGCTCGTCGCTGGCGGGCCTACGGCTTTGCAGGCGATTGCCGGGGGCAGCGCCGAAATATGCGTGTCCTCATATATGGCGGTGATTAACGCCCGGGCCCAGGGCCTGCCGGTTATGGCCATATCGGACATCCAATCGTCAATAGGCGGCCAGGCGCTTGAGGAATTTTTCGTCCGCAGGGATTCCGGGATCGATGTGGTTGGGGATCTCCGGGGCAGGAAGGTAGCGATAAACCTCGTAAAATCCTCGTTCCATTACACCTGGCTGATGGCTTTGGCGGCGGCCGGCATGGCGGAAACGGACGTGGAGTTCGCTATACTGCCCTTTGACCAGCAGGAGCTTGCCCTGGCCAACGGCCATGTGGACGCAATCGGCATAATGCAGCCGTTTGTCCGCCACGCGAAGCAAAACGGGGCGCTTAAAACTTTATTCACCGCGCTGGACGTTTTCGGGGAACGGCAGTTTACCGCGCACGTCGTAAATTCCGAATGGGCGGAGAGGAACCCCGGGCAGGCGGCGCGGTTTGTGGCGGCGATAGCGGACGCCGCGGAATGGATCGAGGGGAACCAGGAAGAGGCAAAAGCCATCATGTCGAAATATACAGGCGTGGCGCCCGGGGACATCGACGACTACCATTTCCAAAAAAAAGCGGCCGTCATTTTGAAAGACGCGCAGTATTGGCTCGATTATATGCGGGGGACAGGGGAAATAACCGCCGAGTGGCTTGCAGTAGGGGATTTTGCCACGAACAAATACAACCCCTACATGGGGGAGTAGCGGCATGCGGAAAGAAAAAAAACAAATCGGTATCGACCTTCTTAGATACCCGGAGCTAAACAGCCGGATACACCCGGAGCCTCAGATAAATGAATTTCGCCGGGGGCTTAAAAAATGGGGGCAGTATAAAAACATTGTGGTCGACGAGAATAACCTCATCTTGGCCGGAAGCGGGCTAGTGGAAGCGATGAGGCTGGAAGGCTATAAGAAGGCCGATGCGGTAGTCTTGTACGAGCTTACGGAAAGGGAAAAGCAAAAGCTCATGCTGGCGGACAACAAAATAGCGGGGCTTGGCATCGACAACCTGAAAAACATTGAAACAATTATCAGCGAGCTGGACGGGGATTTCGACATTCCGGGCTTTGACGACGATGTGCTCAAATCAATAATCGCGTCGTCTGCCCAAATATCCGAGGCGCTTGACGACTATGGAAAGGCGACGGAAGAAAACCTGGCCGAAATAGAAGCCCACGCCGGCGCCAACGAAGAGGGCGAAGGCAATCCGGATATGTCCGATCTGGAAAGGAAAAGCGTTATATGCCCTAAGTGCGGGGCGGAAGTATGGTTGTAAAGCGCGAGGGCAAGAAGACAGTAGTAGAGGCCGCGGAAAAGCGGATTATCAATGCCTTTGGCAACGGCAAAAAAGTATACGTCTCGTTCTCCGGGGGGAAAGATTCCCTGTGCCTTTTGGGAATAACCATGAAGCTGATACAGGAAAAGAAAATAGATCCGTCGCTCATGATTGTGGAGTTCATCGACGAGGAAGCCATTTACGAATGCATTGAGCGCACGGTACACGAATGGCGGAAAAAGGTGCTGCTCGTAGGCGGGAAATTTAACTGGTTTTGCCTGGAAGTGAAGCATTTCTCCTGCTTTAACCATTTGGAAGAGGACGAATCGTTTATCTGCTGGGACAGCAGGCTGAAAAGCGTATGGATACGGAAGCCGCCTCCGTTCGCCATCATGGATCACCACCGCCTGAAAAGGCGCCTTAACAATTACCAGGAATTTTTGATAAAGCATAACTCTGACGGCATTTGCATGACCGGCATCCGCATTGCGGAATCCTTGCAGAGATCGAAAAACGTTACCCGGACATTCTCGGCGAATACCGGGCTGGCCCGGGGGAACGTAGTATGGCCGATCTTTGATTGGAAGGATGCCGACGTCTGGCGTTACCTTTACGAACAGGGAATAGATATCCCCGATGTATACCTGTACCTGTACCAAACCGGGAGCAGGCTGAATGAATTGAGGGTGTCTCAATTTTTTTCTGTAGATTCCGCGAAGTCTTTGGTGAAGATGAACGAATACTACCCGGACCTCATGGATCGCATAATCCGGAGGGAGCCTAACGCTTATTTGGCGGCATTATACTGGGATAGCGAGATGTTCAGGCGTTCGACAAGGAACCGGAAAGCCCTTGAAGGCAAAAAAGACTACAAGGCCGAGGTGTTCAAGCTCTTGAATAACCCCAAAAAGAATTTTCCGACAAAAGGGAGCATGGAAAACGCCCAAAAAATTACGCAGCTCATTATAAAGTATGGGTCTCTTATATCCAAAGCCAAAGAAGAAAGGACTTACCGCTTGATTTACGACTGCCTGTCAGGGGGAGATCCGAAGAGGAGAGCCCTCCGGAGCATTATTACTACGATAAATTGCGACTATACGGCCGCGAGCAAAAAAGGGAAACAGCATGGAAAATAAACTTATGTCGCCGCTATCCACCCTGCAATGGGTAGATAGGAACCTGCTTAAGCCCAATAACTATAACCCAAACAAAGTGTCCCATGAAAACCTTGAGCTATTAACTCAATCCATATTTAGCAATGGGTGGACGCTCCCTATTGTATGCCGCCCTGACCTTACAATTATTGACGGCTTTCATCGCTGGCTTGTATCCGGCCCGGAATGGGCATACAAGCCGGCAGGGGAAAAGCAGACGTTATTTCAGTTATTGGGCGGCATGGTTCCGCGCGTGATCGTGAAGCATGATAGCGAAGCCGGGGATATGTACGGAACGGTTACACACAACCGGGCGCGAGGGACGCACCTGCTGGAGCCCATGAAAAACATTGTAAAGCGGCTTCTGTCGCAGGGAAAGACGATAAAGGAAATTGGCAAAGAATTAGGAATGAAGCCCGAGGAAGTATTCCGCCTCTCCGACGTGTCGAAAGACCAGTTTCTTAAATTGATGGCTTCGCGCTCAGACGGCTATTCCAAAGAATTGTACATGAGAAAAGTATAAAAGCTTGCCATTCTCGTAAAAGGTTGTATAATCCGATTTAACGAGGCAAAAATAATAAATGGCTACTCCCAAAAAAGATCCGGTAAATTATCTGCCAATGGGCAGGCCGTCAAAATATAACGTTTCCATGTGCGAAAGCGTTATAGTGTGTATGTCTAAAGGCTATATTGTTGAAGAAGTATGTGCCGAAATTGGCATCGCCAGGGACACCTTTTTTAACTGGATAAATGAATACCCGGACTTTTCGGACGCTTATAAAAAAGGAAAAGCGGCTTCTATTGCTTTCTGGGCAAGGGCGTATAAAAAGGTGATGTTGGGTTTGCCGCTTAAACCTCCTCCGAAGAAAAAGCCAAAACAGAAACAAAGCAAAAAGGGAAACAACAAAAAAGAAGAAAAAGAAGAAGAAGCCGTAGAGCTGGGTAAAGCAAACCCGGCCATGATGATTTTTTACATGAAGGCTCATTGTGGTTGGAGGGAGACGGTCAATAATAACAATAAGGTAAAATTTACTGACGTTATATCTGATACCGCAAAGGAACGGCTGGATAGGATTTTTGAAGACGCAAAAAAGGAATCGGTAAAGAAACAGCCAAAAGTCATTGCAAAGAAAGGCACGATGAGAACGGGGAAGAATGAAGGATGAAGGCTGGAAGCAGCGGCTTTGTTCCGATGATTTTTTACGTATAATTGCAAGAGAACCGCATAAGCTAGGCTGGTTCATAGGCCGGGACAAACTAACCCCACTACATAGCAATTGGATAAAGCACTGTTGGGATAGCGACGAACCCCGGGCGTTACAGGCATTCCGGGGCGGGTATAAAACTACATCCGTCCTGGTTGTGGGCGCCATCCGCTGGATGCTTTTCCACCCTGATGACCGAATCGGAATAATCCGGAAAAATACAAACGCCGCCATCGATGTTACCAGCACGATAGCCGCGGCGATGTGCCTTCCGGAGATAAAAGAGCTTTTCCGCTATGCCCATGGCATGATGCCTAAAATTACAAAGCAGCGCAATGGCCGCTATCACTGGAATTTCAAAAAATCGCTGACGCCGGAAGGCAACCTCACGCCGCTGGGAATAGACGGATCTATAACCGGGGCGCACTTTGACAAGGTTCTGACAGATGACATCATCACCGTAAAAGACAGGATAAGCCGCGCTGAGCGCGAGCGCACTAAGGAGATGGTTCACGAAATAGCGGCGAACATTATAGACCCGGGGAAAGGCAGCACATGGATCGGCACCCCGTGGCACCGCGAGGACGCGTGGGAAGATATAGGCGCTTTCTGCGAAATACTGAAATACCCGCTCAGTAAATATAACTTCCTTGAGAAAGGGGAAGCGGAAAAAAAGAAGCTGCTGACTACGCCTTTTCTTTTTGCCATAAACTATGAACTGGAGATCGGAAAGGACGAATCGCTTCTATTTTCGGATCCGTTTATTTCCATGGGGTGGGATTTTTCGGTCAAGGACGCCGTGGCGCACCTTGACGCCGCATATGACGGAGACCACTATTGCGCTTTGACGATTATGGCGCCGCTTCGCGGGAAAGGGAATGATACGGTGTATCAGGCCGTGGGCTTCGCATATCCGGGGCACGTCAGGGATTGGTATGGCAAAATTAAAACGCTCTGCCAGAGGTACCGCGTAAAACACCTTTACGAAGAAACCAATGCGGACAAGGGAATGAGCGCCAGGGACTTGACGGCAATGGGTTTACACATTAAATCTTACAGTGAGCCCCAGAATAAGCACCTCAAGATCAGCACCAACCTATACAAATTCTGGAAAAACATAGAATGGGCGCCGGAATCTGACGATGAATATATGTTGCAGATAACGGACTACAAAGAGGGCAACGAACCTGACGACGCCCCGGACAGCGCCGCGTCTCTGCTGAGGGAAGCATATACTACAAAGGGAGCTGTGGCTCGGGCAAGGTATGAATGGGGGTAAGATGAAAGTTACAAGAGAAGATGGTTCGGTAAATTTGCATAACGTAAAAAAAATTATATGGAATAGGGGACCCCATATAATTGTTGATGGCGAATATTATTCAGGCCCTTTGATTATTGAATCAGAAACAATAGTCGGATTTATGGCATTGGAAGAATTAACGAAGGCATTCGATCACATGAAATGTGTTAAAGATAATAATTTTGAGGATTGTATACGCTGCCCTGTTAAAGAGAGCGAAAGCGGGCCATGCGGCATTATGGGAATTAAAGAAGCGGCTGAGAAAGAAAGGCTGGGAGGGAATAATGCAAACTGATGCGATGACAGCGCAGAATATTGTTCGGCGTTTTGGAAGAATGATATTAGACAGCTGGAATAACTTCTTTACTGGCCTGGGTACCATTGCGGACCAAAGCAAGCAAACCAAAAACAGGACTGGCGGCATTTTATCTGACGATGAGTTAGAGGATATTTTCATCGATGACGGTTTGGGCGCCAACATCGTTAAGGCAATACCTGACGATATGTTCCGCGAAGGGTGGGAATACGAATTCCCGGACGATGACGAAATAAAGGCAAGGGAACTTGCGGACGAATACGACGCCATCTTTGAAAACATAGACGCGCTGTCGAAAATTAAAAAGGCGTTTTACTGGGCGCGGCTTTACGGCGGTGCTGTAATTGTTATCGGAGCGCTGGACGGCCGGAAACTGGAGGCCCCCCTAAATCCAAAGAGCATTAGGACAGATGGGCTTGAGTACCTTCGGGTTGTAGACCGATCGGATATAACTTTTCATAAAATTACCTGGCAGCTTGATCCTTATAAGCCGCGGTATGGGTTGCCTGAGTTTTACCCGATTAAGTCCCCATCGATGAACGGCAGCGGCGTCAGCGAAGAAAACATGGTCCACTATTCGCGGGTTATCGAAATACACGGCGAGCCAATACCCGATGGCGCAACAAGGTATACGGCCGAACAGCGGTATTGGGGATTGAGCGTTATTCAAAATGTTTATGATTATTTCAAATCAGTCGGATCCTCTATAGGAAGCGTAAGCCATTTGCTAAACCAATTCAGCGTGATTACAAGGAAAATACAAGGCCTTAATGAAATGTTAAGCGAAACTGGCGGCGAAAAAATGATATTGGATCTGGTAAAGATAAGCGATTTGTCGCGTAGCGTTTACCATTCGGAGTACCTTGATAAAGAGGACGAAATTGTCAGGGATAATGTGAGCTTTGTTGGCATCCCCGAAGTGCTGCATGTGCTTTTCATGCTGGTATCGGCATGTACGGGAATACCGCTTACGCGCCTGTTTGGGATATCCCCTGCCGGAATGAACTCGACAGGCGAAAGCGACAAAAACAATTATTACGACAGGGTACGGTCAAGGCAAAACATTGAAGCGGGGCCGATCATGCTGCGCCTCGTGCGGATTATTGCCAAATGGAAAAACCTTCCCGAACCCTACGTCAGGTGGAAGGCATTGCAGCAGCTTTCCCAAAAAGAGCAGGCTGAGGTAGACAAAATAAAAGCCGACACCGAGCATGTGAAGGCGCAGACATACCAGGCATACATTAACGCCGGAATCATGGAGCCGTACCAGGCGCGCTATTTGCAATTCGGCGACACCCTGGACAAGATTCCGGTGCCGGAAGGTGAGCTGTTGCCGCCAGTGCAAACGCTGCCGGACGATAACGAAACCGGGGATAATCCAGACGAAAGCGGCGAAGATTCTAACGCTGAGGACGATCCCGCTAACAAAGAGGGCAAAAAAAACAACAAACAGGCCCCGGAAAATAACAAAGGAGTGAAATAATGGAAAGCTGTCCTTGCGGTTCCGGTTTGCCTTACGGCGAATGTTGCGAGCCTTACATCACCGGGAAAATGGCTGCGCCCACCGCCGAAGCTTTGATGCGCAGCAGGTACACGGCCTATGCCATTCATGCGATAGACTACATCATGGCCACTTGCCTTAATGAACAGAAAATAGACCGCGAAGGGGTAAAAGCCTGGAGCGAAAAATCTAAGTGGCTGGGCTTGAAAATAATTACAGTGCGGGACGGCGGCAAAGATGACGAAGGCGGGACTGTAATATTTGACGCGCTGTACGAAAAGAAAGGGCTCAGGTACGTTCACCATGAAATTGGCTATTTCATTAAGCGCGACGGCCGTTGGTATTACGAGGACGGGCAGATAGAGCCTCAGACCATTGTCCGCAACGGCCCCAAAGTTGGGCGTAATGATCCGTGCGGTTGCGGCTCCGGAAAAAAATATAAGCATTGTTGCGGGAGCTGAAAAGGAGAAACAAAGCTATGGACGAAAAAGAGTATTCTTCAATTCAAGAAACGCGGGAACATATTCTTAGGGTGAAAGATTTTATTGGCGATATAATTAAAGGATTGCTAGATAGGATGTACTTGCATGACGCTTCAAAAATGAAAAGCCCGGAGCTTGAAACATTTGATAGGTTTACCCCCAAATTAAGGGACACGACTTATGGTTCCGACGAATATAAATCCTGTTTGTCAGAAATGCGTCCGGCACTCGAACACCATTACAAAGAAAACAGGCACCACCCGGAACATTTTAAGGACGGCATCCTGGGCATGAATCTTGTCGATTTGATTGAAATGCTCTGCGATTGGTATGCCGCTTCGATGAGGCATAGCGACGGAGATATTCTCAAGTCGCTGGAAATAAACCAGAAACGCTTTGGGTATTCCGATGACATAAAAACCCTTTTAAGAAACACCTTCATTGATTTCTTCTGGTGTTATGAATGTGAATATAAGGTTTGCCGGGAATTCCCAAGCACGTGCAAGAGAGTTACCCCGGGAAAAGAATATGTTGAGGAAAGGCTAAAGGAGCTAAAAAATGAAATTTGAAGCTTTGCTTACCAAACCAGAGTATATTGTTCCGGCAGGAGTAAAAGGAGTAAAAAACGAGAAGCAGCTCAAAGAAGAGCTTCTCAGAGAAGGTTTCACCGCAACCGATGTTACTTGCATAACAGGAATAGAGGTGCAGGAGGGGGGGGGCGGTTCTCATCAGCCGCGAATGCTGGAGGCGGCTGGAAGTGTTCCTGGCCATTCTTTCCAGTGTGGAAATGACAGGAAACGTTGACAAATTTATGGATCTCCTTGTAGAAAGTATCCTGAACCTGAAAGAAAAATGATTCCGACCTTTGCCAAGCAAGCCCTTAAAACCGCCCTGTTCGCGCGCCGGAAAAAGCTCGGCCGAGCTGCCCGGGGGAAGCCCCGGAAATCGCCGCGCTGGCTCTATCCCTGGGGGGCGGAACGCCGGTATGCCGCCGCCATCCGCGCATGGCTGAAGCCCATGATGGATTACGTCCACGAATACCTTAAAAACAATCAGGAAGCGATTCTCCGCGGGGATTCGGCTTCTTTAATCAGGCAGGACGAAATCCCGGGCGGGTCGTACCGCCGAATGGTAAAATCGCTTTACGGCTGGTTTACCTCTTACCTCCCGCCGATAACCGAAAGCGGAACAATGGAAGCGCCTCCGATTATTTACGCCGGCCTGGGGAGCATCGCGGAATCGATGGCGAAATTCAACAGCGAGCAATGGGCGAAGGCTGCCAGGGCGGAGCTGGGCGTAGAGTTTCCGGTTTATGAAACATGGTGGCCTGAAGCTAAAGCGACATGGCAGGAAGAGAATTACAGGCTCATCCAGAATGTCGGAGACGATTATATAAAAGCCGTGAACCGAGCGGCTGAACAAGCCGTAACAAACGGAATGTCGGTTGGCCAGCTTGCCAAAGAAATACGCAAAATCGATGACAAAATAAAATCATGGAGAGTAAACCTAATTGCCCGGGACCAAATAGGGAAGCTCAACGGCCAGGTAACGCAGGCGCGGATGGCGGCGGTCGGGCTGGAATTATACGAATGGTCAACGTCGGCGGATGAGCGGGTCCGGGATTCCCATGAGGTTCTGGACGGCAAGGTCTGCCAATGGGACGACCCCACGGTTTATTCCGAGGACGGCGGGAAAACATGGAAGGACAGGCCCTCTGACTGGTGCCAGCTCCACCCAGGCTACGACATCGCCTGTAGATGTACGGCCTTATCGTACTGGGAAGAGCTGGTGAACGAAGTGGACAAGGAGATCGACGAGCAGGAAGGAATTAATGAGAAGCTGGTAGAAAAACTACCTGAAAATGAAAACAATAAAGGCCTGCAAAGTAGCGAAAAAGCAGTGCTATCTGGTTCAGAAAAGTTAGCAAAGGCGCAGACCTTGGAAGATTTGGCTAGCTATGCCAGCGACGAGTGGGGTGTAAAGGCTGTTAATCTGGATGGTTTGGATGCAGATGCAGTAAAAGGGATATTTGAGGCTATGGATAAGGCATTAAGCGAACACCCAGAACTCAAGGGGCAAATAGCTGGAATAGGCAAGAGCAAAGCCGGAATTATGTCTTCCAGAATGTTTGATGATGGTAGTATTTGTATTTATTTTAACCCAGGCTATTATAGCAATATTGAAGAGGCAAAAAAGATATATGCTTATGGCCTAAGCAAGGGATACTATCCAGAAGGCACGAATTGGACAAATGCAGGTGTGCATGAATTAGGTCATGTTGCGCATGGCGTTATTGCCAAAAATAATCCCAGTAATGATTATCTGTTTCAAGCTGCTATTGACTTTAATGATAATTCGACTGCAAAAAGGATTGTTGCGGAAGCATGGAATAATGTAAAAAAAGAGTACCCTAAAGGCACAAAAGTAGTGTATGCTAGAAGGGGAATATCAGAATATGCAGGCAAAAATGATGCCGAAACGATAGCCGAAGCGTTTAGCGATGTATTTAGAAATAAGGATAATGCGAAGCCGTTAAGCCTTGAGATTGTGCGTCTTTTGAAAAAGGAGTTAAAGTAATATGTATGATATTAGCGGTTTTTTTGACTGGCTTAACGATATTCCTGACAATTTGGGCGAAGATGACTCCGGCCCGACTTTTGAAGAACGGGGGCTTAAGCCGGGCGCTCCGCAATCCGCAATAGACGCATATCAGAAGTTTCTTAAAGATATGAAACAGGCGCGAAAAAACGGGGTTAAGTTTTAGCGTGAAATCTTGCCTGTAATAAAAATGCTTCAAGGGGAGGGAGCATGGAATTAACCAAGGAAATAATAGACGAAGTTGTACTCGCTGCCCATGAAATAGAATACGGCAGCATTACCATCGCCATATCCGGGCAGCCATCCGACAAGGTGGTGGACATCATCACCGAAAAGCGGGAACGGTACAGGGAATCCCAGCCGACATCCCCCCTGGCCGGACAGTACCAGAAAGACAAATATTGATTGGCAAGCGGAATGACAAATTTTGAAAAATGGAGAGAAAAGCTAACTGTTGAAAAAGCCGCCTTCTACATTGAAAAAAGCAGGGATGGTTGCCATGAATGTTTGATAGAGCAGTTTTGCAAAACTATCCCATTCGATAAACATGAAGAATATAAAACGTGCAGAAAAGTAATTACCGTATGGCTGGAGAGCGACGCCGCCAAAAAAAAAGAATAAAAACCGCTTGACAGATTTGTAATATCTGGCTTATAACCAGAGTAGACAGTATATTTTGGCTGACCGAAAAGCGGAAGCCCGTAAGGATCAGGAGAGGTATTTTCCCCTCCCCCGATCTTTGCGGGCTTTTTTTATTTTCCGGCCAAACGGAGAAGTGCATGGCTGAATTGAAAAAAGTAAACCGCATAGACAGCCTTGATCCCGGCAAGTGGATGACGACGCCCTTCACGAAAACCGGAGAAGGGTTTTTGACGGGGCGCGCAATCGTTACCAGCGTTGGCGTATTTACATACCTCAATGCGGACGGCACGGTCAGCAGGGAGCTGAGGCCGCCTGAGGAAGTTTTCGCCAGGCAGAGCCTCGACAGCATGAAGCTCAAGCCCATGGCCAACGACCACCCCAAAGAAAAGATCACTGCGGAAAACGCGAAGGTATACCAGGTTGGGAGCTTGGGGAACAATCCTTCTGATTGGATAGACAGTTACGGCGTTCGCTTTCCGGAAGAACAGGATCGCGGCTCGTCCGGGTCGGACGGCTTCCATGTGGCGATCGATTTGACAATCAATGATAAAGCAACAGTTGCGGATGTAGAAGCGGGAAAAGTAGCCCTGTCGATGGGCTACGAATGCGATTTTGAGCCGGCAACGCCCGGCGCGACATGGTGCGGTATTGCCTATGACGGAATCCAACGGAACATACGGTACAACCACTGCGCAGTAGTGGATAGGGCCAGGGCCGGGGATGCCGCAAGGATTCGCATGGATAGCGCGGATGCTGTCCAAATATTAGAACAATCGGGCAGCAGCCCGAAAACCAATCCGGAGGTTGGGAAAATGGCAATGAAGAAAATCAACCTGGACGGCGTGGAGTACGAAGGCGAGGAGAGGCTCGTCGTCGGATACCAGGAGCATAAATCCCGCGCTGATAAAGCAGAAGCGGAACTCAAGCAGTTGAAGGCCGATCAAGGCAAGGCTATATCTACCCTTGAGGGGGAAAGGGACGCCTTTAAGGACCGCGCCGACAAGGCTGAGAAAGAATTAAAAGAGGCCAAAGACGCGGCCGCAGATCCAAAGAAGATCAACGAGGCGGTTAACGCCCGGATGAAGCTGTTGGATGCCGCCGCCAGGGCCAATGTCGAGGTCAAGGCAGACCAAACCGACATCGATATCAAAAAGGCAGTCATCGCCACTATTTATCCAAACGTCAAATTTGACGGCAAGGATGAAGTCTACATCAACGCCCGGTTCGACGCCGTGGTCGAAGACCTCGACGCGCTTGAAGACGGCGAAAGCCGCAAAGTCGTTAGCGACGGACTGCCCGCGATAAGCAATTCGTCAAGCCGCAATGATTCCGTTGCCAAACGGCAGGGGATGATCGATCGCATGGCCGCCCGCAGCAGGGGCGAAAAGGTAGGGGGTTAATTTATGTCCATGAACCTTTATGGAAATACGGGGAAAGCCCTGGCCGGGCTGCTTTACGGACTCGAAGCCGAAACAGAATCGCTGGCTGCCGGAGAAAAAATTTACCCCGGCGATCCTGTGTTTGGCATGGTAGGCGACGAGAAGGTTTGCTATGGCGCCCACATCAGCGCAGTATCCCTCACCGCCGCCGCCGATCTTGTAGCAGGCAATTCGATTGCCATAACCGTCAACGGCATTGCAATAGAGGCAGTAACTTTTGAGGAATCCTCAGAATTTACAATCCGGAAAATTGTTAACGCCATTGACCTGAACCAAGAAGTCCGCGATTTGGGAATCGACGCTTTCTTTTTAGAAGGGTCTCCCAGGGCTGTGCTTCTCCAAGGCCCCGGGGTAACCATCACAGCTTCTGCCGCCGTTACTGGCGGCGCAAGCCAGGCAGCCTTCTCGTCTTCTCCCTATACGTCGGCGCGGTTTATGGGCGTAGCCAGGTTTATGCAATTAACCGAGGGCAAGGAAACAGGCTGCTACACCAAAAATACTTCTGTGCCAGTGCAGACCAGGGGTAAGGTTTTTGTCCCGGTTGCCAGCAATGCGAATCCGGATGATAAAAAGCCCGCCTATGTAATTCTCAGCGGCGCGGATGCCGGGAAATTTACGGACGTGGCTGGCAGCAATTATGACTGCGGATGCTTCTTCCGGAGCGCCCGCTTTGACGGCAATTTAGCCCTGATTGAACTCAGGGGTATGAAATAATCCCCGGGGCAAGACCCCAACGTAAGGAGTATAAGATGGCTATAAATGTAAGCAGTGGGCCGGATCCTTTTAGGCTTGATAGAGGGGAATCCGTTTATTTTGCAAGGCAAGCGGAATACATAAAAAGCCAAACCTATGACACTAAGCCGGCAGAGCTGAAAGCTTTTCTGTATCTGCCGATAGTGTCGACCGCAGGGCCCGGAGCGCGGACTATCACGTTCCGGCGTTTCACGAAAGTAGGCTTCGCAAAGATCATCAGCGATTACGCGCGCGACTTCCCCAGGACAGATATTTATGGCGTGGAAGAAACCGTAAAGATTTACAGCATCGGCGCGTCCTTCGGGTATAACATCATGGAAATCCGGACCGGCGCCATGACTGGCCAGAACCTTGAAACCCGTAAAGCGATTGCCAACAGGCAGGCTCACGAGGAAGAGATCAACGAGATCGCGCTCAAGGGAGACGCCGAACACAACATACAAGGGCTGTTGCATTATCCGGGCATCACCGAAACAACGCTGCCGGCTGATGGCGTCGGCGGGTCTACCAGATTCAAAGACAAAAGCGTGGATCAAATCCTCAGGGACATCAATATCCTCACGGATGCCATAATGATCCCCACCAACGGGCGCGAAGTGCCGGATACCCTGCTACTGCCTATGTCCGTGTACAACCATTTGACGAACAAACGCCTCGGGGACAACGCAATAACCCTGATGAAGTACATCATGGACAACAACCCGACGATAAAGCGCATTGACTGGCTGACCGAGCTGGCCGGCGCTGGCGAAGGCAAAACCGATCGGGTAATTCTCGGGAAATTCGACGAGCCTCACATAACCCTTGAGATTCCCCAGCCGTACGAGCAGTTTGACCCAATGCAGCAGGGCATGGAATACACCATCCCCTGCCACTCCAGGACTGCCGGCGTGCTCGTTTACTACCCGATGGCTTTCTGCTTCGCGGATGGAATTTAAGCAAGGCCCCAATCCCCCTTCGCATGGAGGGGGCATTTCTATTTTGTAGGATGGATACAAAATGCTGATCGAGTATAAGCCCAAGCAAGAGCACATAAAATGCGTGCCCCTTATCCCGGTAAATGACGCCCAGAAAAAGTACAGCCTTTCCCGAAGCCAGGTTCAGCTTCTTCCGGGCGTCAACGAAGTAACAGACGAGGAATGGGATGTTATGAAATCCCATCTCAGCCGGGAAATAAAGAGGAAAGAAATTTCAGCCCTCGAAAAAAACGCAGACAAAAGCAGGAAAAAATCTGGAGACAAGAAAGCCCACAACCTCAAAGAAGTAGCGATTAATGAAGCCCTTGAGCTCGTTGAAAACTGCGTCAATCCTGACACGTTGGCCAAATGGCATAAAGAGGAAACCAGGGAAGAAGTGCGCTTGGCCATTGTCGAGAAGATGAAAGAGATCAAAATGGAAATCCCCAAGTATAAGCCAGGCGCCGCTTCCAGCGATGACCAGGCGCTTGAGGACATGACCAAAGACGAGCTCGTCGCGTATGCCGCAGAAAAGGAAATCAAAATCAATCCTGCCGGCACAGCCGAAGAAATCCTGGCCGAGATCAAAAAGGCTGAGGCAAAGTAACAATGCTAATAAGTCCCGAGACAATTATCAAGACCATCTGCCCGGAGTTATTCGGCAGTCCATCCCTGCAGGTTTACCTGGGAATGGCGGTCGAGAGGGTTGACCGGGGCTTTTTTAGGCACGCATACGATCAGGCTGTGGCATATCGGGCGTGCCACATTTTCACGGTGCTGAATCCTTCCGGCGCTGGCGGCGGGATTGCAGGAAGCGATGAGCTCATGAAATTGGGCGGCGGCGCCCCAGTGTCGTCAATCTCGGAAGGCGGCCTGTCGGTTTCTTTTGCGCAGTCGGCAGGCAGGGCTGACCTTGAAGACCTGGCAACCACTAAATACGGAAGGATGTATTTAGAGCTAAAAAAAGGCATGCCCAGGATGGGCGTCAACCGAGCGGGAGGAATTTTAGGATGAAATACACGGCGAAAATTAAAAATGTCCAATGTGTCGGCAAGGTAAAGATTGTCCCGACTGGCGGGGAACTTACGGAAACTGAGAAGAAAGAGATAATAAACAATCTCTATGGGAAAGATTTAATCCTCAAGGGTTATCTTGTGATTGATGGCGTAAAGCCTTCTAGCGTTCTCGAAGGAGCGACCAAAGACCAGCTCGTTGCTTACGCAGTGGAGAAAGAGATCGCCATCCCGGAAAACGGAACTGCCAAAGAAATTTTGGCGGCTATCAAAAAGGCAGATGGAAAAAACTAAAAAGTGAACGACGGCGGCGGGTGCATAGACACCGACAAGGGCATGGCGGAAATCGTAAAGCAAATTGAAGCGCTGTCAATGCTTGCTGTTAAGGCCGGGATTGTCGAGGGAGCAGGAGAAGTCGATGGCGTCCCTATTGCTCAGTATGCCGCTTATAACGAATACGGCGTCCCAGGGCCGCCGTACAGCGAGAACGGCGGGGGTCTGTGGTTTATCCCGCCCCGGCCTTTTATCCGCGGATGGCTTAATAATGAAAGGGAGAAAATAAAGGCCACGCAGGAGAGGCTTTTTAAGCAGGTTTCCGAAGGAAAGATTAGCGCGGATGCTGCCATAAAGCGCCTTGGTCAATACGCGCAAGACGGAATTAAGCGCTATATCCGCAATGGCAATTTTACGCCGAACGCGACTAAAACGATACAGCGCAAGGGAAGCAGCCGGCCGCTGATTGACATAGGCACCATGCGGAAAAACGTCCGGTACGAAGTTGTTAAGGGCGGCCAATGAGCTTGCTGATGACAACAAACCTCGTAAAGAGGTCTGTGCCTGGGGGCTATGCAAAAGGCAAGTGGGCAAGGCGCTGGGACGATGCTGAAGACATTTTATTCAAAGGCTCGGCTCAGCCGGCTTCTGGAAAAACGATGGAGCTGCTGCCGGAAGGCAAGCGATCAAGCGAAACAATCTTGGTGTTTGCGCCCATAGGGATGGGATTCACCCCTGCCGATTCCGAAAAGCAGGTTTGCGGCGATTTAATTATTTGGGAAGGCCGCTGCTATGAAGTGCAAGCGGCAAGGAAATGGAAAACGGATCTGTGCCCCATGCTGGATCACTGGGAATTAGTTGCCACTAGGGAAAAGGAAGGCGAGCGGTGATCGGCGAGCGGGACCGCATCTCCGACGCAATTTACGATTGGGTTGGCGCCGCTGTTTTTGACGAAGGCAGGACAGACCCTGTAATTTGGGATCACGGGGACGGGCCGCGGCCTCCGCCGCCATTTGTCTCCCTGGAGTTTACCGGGACCAGCACTCCGGGAACGCCTAACTACAGCCCTGTCGATGAAAACGGCGAGCAGTCGATTGCGAGGTCTGTGCGCCGGGCACTGACGATGTACGGCTTCGGCGAGGGCGCATTGGATCTCCTGGAGGCCATAAAGGAGTCCATCTGGAAAGACAAGTACATGGAGATGCTGGCCGAAAAGGGTTTGGTGATTCCGCAGGCCCTTGACGTTACAGAAAACCCGGCTGCGCGCGGAACAGAAACCGAATTTTCCGCGCACTTTGATTTTTTTGTTTCCTATATGCGGGAAACAAAAGAGCGCATCGGCTGGATCGAGTCGGCGGAAATTACGCCGAGCGGGCTTCCGATGAAGAAAATAAAAATAACAAGCTTGAAGGAGGAAAATTAATATGGCTGATCTTATCGATCGGATTGTCGACGTTGTAATAAACCGGCAAACCACAGTGCCGTCCATGAAAAGTTTTTCTGAGCACCTTTTCGTTGGCGAGTTTGACGTAGCGGGGACTAAATTTGCTGCCAAGCGCGTCCTGGTTATCGGCGACCCTGAAGAGCTGATCAGCGCAGGGCTGGACGAGGATTCCGTCCCGTACCGCGCTGCCATTAAGCAGTTCAGCCAGTCCCCGCGGATCAGGAAGATGTACGTCGGCGCAAAGCTGCCGGCCGATGCAAGCTGGGGCGCCGCGCTGTCTGCAATTAAAAAGGAAAACAACGGCTTTTATGCTGTAACGACGTCCGCAAGGGCAATGCTTGAGCAGCAGCAAGTCGCTTTGTGGGCAGAGGCTAACCAGAAGCTCTACGGGGCAGAAACCGGCGACCCGGCCGTTTTCGACGAAGAGACCGGCGATTTCGCGTCGTGGAACAAGCTCATGAACCTGAACTACACGTTCTGCTTCCCGCACCCGGATTGCGCCCCTGGCACTGACGGGAAAATCAAGGAAAGCGACCCAATGCCGGCAGTGGCTTTGTTTTCGAAGCTGCTTACCTACCAGCCAGGCTCTGTGAACTGGATGTTCAAGGACTTGAACGCAGTCCCGACATACGAAGTCGATACCGGGCAGTTTGAGACCGCCACCGCGAAGAGGGCATTGCTTTACTGCACGGTCGCGGACGTGCCGATGACTTTCTGGGGCAAGGTTGGCTCGGGCGAGTACATCGACATCATCCACGGCTGCGACTGGCTAAAGGCGCGGATACAGAACAAAGTGCTTACCGCCTTCAAGAAAAACAAGAAGGTGCCGTTCAACAACAGGGGCATCACCATTGTGGCCGACGCTCTTACCGACTCGCTGGAAGAAGGGGTAACCATTGCGGAGCTGCTTGAGAGCTACGAGATCAGCAAGCCTGACAGGCTAGACGTCCCCGAAGACGAGAGGGCAAACCGCAATTTGACATTGCTGGACTTTGACGCGCCGGTCCAGGGCGCCATCAATACCACCCGCATCCGCGGAAACGTAATGCTCTAAGGAGGAGCCATGGCTAACCTTGTACCCACCACATACGATTTTAAGAAAGTAATTGTGACTTTTGGCGGCGTCCCCATCGACGGCTATGCCGAGGGGTCGGTTGTCAAAATTGAAGCGAGCGATCCAGAGGGGTTTAAGAAAAAAACCGGCGCAGACGGCGAAGTGTCGTGGTCTAAGAGCAACAACAACACGCACAAAGTGACGCTTGTCCTGAAGCAGTCAAGCACGGGCAACGCCTACCTCTCGAGCGTCAGGAACACCGACAAAATAACCGGCAAAGCCATTTTGCCGCTATCCATTACGGACCTGAACGGCACGTCGAAGCATTTCTGGCAGCACGCGAGGGTCCTCGGGGACATCCCCTGGGAGTACGGCGCTGACGAAACCGACCGCCAGTGGGTCATAGACACCGCCCAGATCGCCAAAGACGAGCGCGCCGGCGTCCTGCCGTAAGGGAGCAACTAATGGCAGTAAAAGAAAAAGTAATCGACGGCATAAGGTTCTCGGTCGCGCCGTTCCGGTCTACCGAGGGCTTAAGGCTCAAGGCTTTCCTTGCTGGAAAGCTTGGCCCTGCAATCGGGCAGTTCCTCGGCGTCCTGAAAGACGGGATCCCGGAGAAAGGGTTTGCCAATATAAAGCTGGACGGCGGCGTCCTTTCGAAGTCAATCGAAAAGCTTATGGGAGTGCTTGGCGAAGACGATTTCGAAGCCCTGATCAGGAGGATGTTCAGGAACGTTACCGCGTACATGAAGCTTAACGGCGAAACAAAAACGTTCTTCTTCACCGACGATGCTTTCGAAACCTCGATGGACATAGTTTTCGAAGGGCGGCTGTTTTCGGTTTACCCGGTCATGCTGTTGGTGCTGGAGGCCAACTACCCGGATTTTTTATCGAAGGCGGCTCCCCTTATTGGAGAGAGGATAAAGAAAATAGCCTCATCCGCGAAGGACGAGCATCCCTCGGCAAGCGGCTTAAGCAGATCGGAGACATCGGAGAATTAAGCCCAGAAGTTGAGGAAGAATATTTAATCTGGCGGCTTTGCCTCGAAAAAGGAATCTCCCTCAGAGAGCTGAGGGAAGAATGGACTTACGAGGACCTGCTTAAAGCAAACGCAGTGCTGGATATGCACGAGAGCTGGAAAACAGCTTGGGATGCCCTGGAAGCCAGGGAATTAAAAGCAAAGGGAATGGGAAGTGGTAGTCCGTGATCTTATAACGCTGCTGGGGTTCAAGCTCGAAGACGGGCCCCAGAAGCAGTACGACAGGCAGATAGACCAAACCAAAGAAAAGAGCGTCTCCCTTGCGAAAGCTGCCAGGGGGATCGGCACGGCTTACAAAGTTGCTGCCGGCCTGGCGGCGGTCGCGGTAGGCTGGATAAGCAAAAACGTTATCGAAGCCACGGTCGAAATGGAAGCCTACCGCACCCAGATGGAAGCCTTTGCAGGCAGCGCCGAAGCTGCCGCTGATGCCCTGGCAAACCTCCGGGACAAAAAAGCAGACGCGCTCTTTGGTACGGGGACGCTTGTCAGCACATACAAGCAGCTCCGCACGGTCGGCATGGGCGCGGAAGACACTTCGCGGATGATAGATGTCCTTGGGGACGTCGCAAACGGAAGCGCCGAAAATTTCAGCGCGCTGGGAAATATTTTGACCCGAGTATCGACAACAGGGAAGGTCAACGAAGCCACGCTGCGCCAGCTTGCGAACGCAGGGTTCGGCGTGCAGGACATGGCGCAGGGCTTGGGCATGACTGCGGAGCAGCTCACTGCCAAAATCGCAGCCGGGAAGATTGGGTTCAACGAATTGACAAAAGCCATGCAGGGCGCGACTGCGGAGGGAGGGAGGTTTTTCGGGAACGCCGAGAAGCAGGCAAATACTCTTGGCGGCGCATTGAAAATCCTGAAAAGCACAATCGACAATTTGCGGGACGCTATTGGCACGGGCGTAATACCGAAGCTTGTCGGGCTGATACGCTACATAACAGACCTGGTAAAGCTCGGGCAGTCTGGGCTGGCAAACTTTGGGCAAAACGCTTTCGAGTTTCTTATTCATGTAATATACCAGGTAATAATTTTCTTCGAGGTCCTGCAAATGCGGATGAAGAAGTTCGGCAGCGCCTTTGCCCCGATAAAAGCCATAGCCAAAGATGTGTTTGATTTCTTTAAGAGCGTCGTCCAAAGCGCCGCGCCATATTGGATGAATCTGGCGCAGCTCATTCTTGTAGCCTTTAAGCCGATACAGGCTTTTGTTAAGCCGGTATTGGAATCCCTGAAGCCAATTATCAAAAGCGTTTTTGGGTTCATGGCGAAAACTGTCGAGAAATTAATCCCAATAGTGAATGGACTTGCGCCTGTGTTCAGCGGTCTTGGAAAATTTATAGGAGTGATACTTGGCCCTATCCTCGGAATAGCTGTAGCGGTAAAAGGCGTGAACACTGCTATTGCCATCGGCAAAGGGGCTATTGCGGGGTTCAATGCCGTCATGAATATAGGAAGCGGCATATCGGCGCTCTTTTCCGGAAACATGCTGCAAATGGCTATGTCTTTCCGAGCCGCAGGCGTTGGCCAAAAAGCCATAAACGCATTGGCAGGGACATTCAATTTGTTGACAGGGAAAGTAGATCTCGCTACCGCTGCGGCCAATAAAAACAGGCTGGCGCAGGTTCTTTTGGCATTGCAGACTGCGAAAACGAAGGTAGCGGAATTGGCCCATGCCGCAGCGCTTAAGATAAAAGCCGCCGCTACTTTGATTGCGGCAAAAGTGCAGGCAGCCTTTAATGCCGTAATGTCGGCAAACCCCATTGCAATAATTATCATTGCCATTATTGCCCTCATTGCTGTAATCGTTCTCTTGGTCAAAAACTGGGATAAAGTAGGGCCCGCAATAAAGAAAGCTTTCTCCGCCGTGGGCGATTTTTTCAAAGGAATATGGAACGGGATTAAATCATTTTTTAGCAAAGCAGTTGAATTTGTAAAATCGAACCTCTTAAACATAGTTAACATTGTTTTGACAGTCCTCTTCCCGATTGCCGGTATCGTAATGGCTATAGTGCGCCTTGCAATCAAGCATTGGGATAAAATAAAAGACGCGGTATTTGCTGTTGCAAATAAAATCAAAGAAAAATGGAATGAGTTCAAAAATTTCTTCATGGGCTTGTGGGAAGGGATAAAAAACTTTTTCGCAGCGGTTGGCAATTTCTTCCGCTCTGTTTTTAGCAATGCCATTGAAGGCACGAAGGCCGATTGGGAAGAGTTCGTGGGGTTTATTTCCGCGATTTGGGAAGGCATAAAAAACATTGCCTCGGCAATTTGGAACGGCATTAAGGATATTTTCTTTGGCGCGGTGGAAAGCGTTAAGAATGCCTGGAAAGGCATAATCGGTTTCTTTGCAGGCTTATGGGAAGCGCTCAAGCAAGGCCCTTCGGAAGCCCTGGAGTACATTAAGGACGCTTTCTTCGGCCTCTTCGATAAAATAAGGGAGAAATTCTTCGGCTTCATCGGCGCAATCAGGGACGGCTTTGAAAAAGTAAAAACATTCTTCGGCGGCATAGGCAAAGGCGTCGTGAATTTTTTCGCTGGCGGCGACGGCACCGGCAGGGAAAGCCCTGGGAACAAAAGCGGCGCCGCGGCGCCAATGGGAGGGCTGGCTATGGCGGCCGCAACATCGGCCGCGTCATCGTACCATACCTACAATACAGGCGGATCGACAAATTCTGTCAATGCCAATTCGCAGATTACCGTCAACGTCCCGGCCGGCACTTCCTCCGAGCAGGCCCAGGCGATCTCGCGCCAGGTCGATCAGGCGGTCCAAAGCTCGTGGGCAAGCGCGATTGGCGGGGCCCGCAGCACCATCCCGTCCCCGGAAGCGAGGAGGCGGTGATGGGCGTCGTATCTTTCTCCTACCAAAAAACCCCGAAAAGCATTGGCGGCTTTGAGATAGACGTTATGCTGGACGAGCATTACTCGTACGGGAACACGGTTACAGAGTTCCCGCTAGAAGACGGCTGCATTGTCAGCGACCACGTAGTAGAGGAAGTGGACGAAATATCCATCCAAGCCTTTATAGGCATGGCAAAAATGGCGGCATGGGAAGGCCCGGTGCCTGAATCGGATGCCGACATTCCCAAAGAAGATCCGAAGGCCAGGGTTCTCCAGAAGTACAACGAGCTGCTGCGCCTTAAAAGGGATCGGCAGCCTATTGCGGTGGTAACGGGGCTTGGCACGTTCCCTTCGATGGTTATTACTAAATTTGAAATTCCACGCAACGTAGAAACCGGCGCTGACCTGCATTTTGACATGACGTTCAAGCGCGTGAAGGTCGTAAAGAGCGAAACCACCACAATCACCGCGGCGCCGAACACGCCGGCCGGAGACCAAGTGGCCGGCACGGCAAACCAGGGGACCGTTGGCACATCCAAAACGGATCCGGCAAGCCAAAGGGCTAAAGAAGAATGGAGGTGCGCCGTTCAGGCAGGCAGGGCGAACGCAGAGGACTACCAAGAGAAATGGGGGGTGCCGTACCCGCAATGAAAACCATGGAAAGCATCGCGGTCCCTGTTTTCGCAGGCAAAGCGCCGCGCTGGGAGGCTAAGGTTGACCTCTCAGGGAAGCGGTACGGGCTATATATATCATACAACTCTTTGCAGGAAGCCTGGTTTATGGCTGTCTCGGATCATAACGACAAGCTGCTTTTGGCAGGGGTCAGGCTTGTCCAGGGGATTTTTTTATTGGCAAAGTACAGGGCTTCGGTCCCCGAGCTTCCGCCCGGGGAGCTTTGGGTGATCGACGCAGAGGGGCAAAGCAGCGCGGAAATTACGCGCCATAACCTTGGCACGAAATTTATATTGACCTACACGGTTTTTGGGGAGGAATAATGGCGTTCAGTAGGGTAGTCGAAGTAGTTGTCGGCCCCAAAGGCGGCACGGGCTTTGCAATCAAGGATCTGAAAATTGCTTTCCAGATAGAGAAAACAAGCTCCGTCGACCCCAACAGCTCTAAAATCCAAATCTGGAACCTCTCGGAAGATACGTCCAAAAAAGCCTGCGTCGCCGGCAACCATATAACGCTTAAGGCAGGGTACAAAGACGAAACCGTCGCGGCGATTTTCTTCGGCGACGTGGTTAAGGGCCATAGGAGGAGGGACGGCCCAGACTTTGTTACCGAGCTGGAAGTCTTTGACGGCAGGACTTCGGTTATGTCCGGCCAGGTTTCCGTTTCTTTCGCTGTTGGCACGACAGCGTTAACAGTGGCTCAGGCTTTCCTCGATGCCATTGGCTTGCCGTACAAGGGGACAGAAAATATCCCTGCCGGGGCAGTTTACGACCATGGCCATACGTTTATCGGGATGGCCGGCGACGGCCTGCTTGAGCTCCTTAACCGGTATGGGCTTGCTTATACTGTCCAGAACCAGATGCTTTACATCATAAAGCCGGGGGAAGCCGCGGACAGGACAGGGCTGCTCTTGACCCCGAAGACTGGCCTGCTTACCACCCCAGAGCCTGTATCGGACAAGCAGTCGGACGACGACGTAGAAGCCGACGCAACGAACCTTTGGAAGTTTTCGGCAATGCTGTTCCCTCAGCTCCTGCCGGGAGCGGCTTGCAAGGTCGAATCGTCTACCTTGAACGGAGAGGTAATTGTCCAGAAAGCAGTTTTCTCCGGAGACAATTGGGACGGCGAATTCAGGATAGACATTGAAGCGGAGGCGGCATGAGCGTAGATGCTTTAGCCCAGCTCTTGCGCGAGTCAATCGAGTATAACCTGGCAAACCTCCATACCAGCTTTCCGGGAACGGTTGTGGAATACAACCCCGACACGCGCAGGGCAAGGATACAGCCGTACCTGAAGCGGAAAATGCCGGGCGGCAAGTTTATGGATTTCCCGATCCTCAACGACGTCCCGATACGCTATTTCGGGACGAAAAAATACACCGTGCATTTGCCGCTTGAGCCGGGCGACGAAGTCGATGTAAAGGTCTGCGAGAGGGCTACGGATGCCTGGCGCGACAGCGGCGGGGCCGGCGTAGAGGATGCGGACCCGCGCAGGTTCTCCTTGATGGATTGCTATGCCACCCCAGGGCTGCAGCCGAAGGAATTCATTTGCATCAAAGAGCAGGGGCTTGTAATAAAGCACCGCACGAACTGGGACGGCGAGTTTATTTGGCATATCATCGGCGACGACGACAAAATCGAACTGAAATACAAAGATAAATGCAAAGCCTTAATGGAAGATGACAAAATTGAGCTAACAACGGAACACAACATAGCTTTGATGACAGAAAAATTGATAAAGATGTTTAACGGCAAATCGCTATTTAAAATGGACGACGGCGTTACGACGCTTGAGACAGGAAAATATAGCGTTATCGTTGACGAGGAAATGAATGTCAGGTCAGGGTCGCTGAACGAAAGCGTGCGCGACGGCATTAAGAGGCGAGCAGGCGGCGACATCTCAACAGACGCTGGCGGGACCAATAGAAGCACAGGCGCAACTGTGCCGCACAATTAGGAGGTTAAATGCCGGGAGAAGCACGGATAGGCGATAAACACGAAGGCATATGCAGTCACGGGGCACCATGCTGTCCGCATAAAGTATCAGGCACAATAATAACTGGCAGTCCAGACGTTATCGCAAACGGCGTGGGTGTAGCGCGGCTGGGCGATCTTGCTATCCACAACTGCCCGCATTGCGGTAAGGGGATAATAGTTACTGCTTCCCTCTCTGTTACCGCAAACGGCATGGGTATAGCGCGGCTTGGCGATCTTGTCGAATACCCTGGCGGAATCGGGGTAATTATAACCACAAGCGGCGATGTGTTAGCGGGGTAAAAATGAAAAGCATAGCCATTGACCCATATACCGCTAATTTTGTCCGCGAAAACGGGCATATGCGGTACACGAAAAGCGAGCTGGAATTCATCGCACAAAAAGTGCGGCACGAGCTGTCTTTGTTTTTAGGCGAATGGTTTATGGATCCGGGAATGGGGCTGCCTTATATCCAGGGCAAAATAAAAAAATCAGAGCATAGGGCAATTTTGGAATCGGCAATCAGGGCGAAGCTTATAAGCATAGAAGAAGTGAAGAACATAATAGAATTTACGCCGCGCTACGACAAGGGCGAAAGGCTTTTGGAAGTCTCGTTTGCGCTTGACACAAAAGCCGGGCAGCTTGACAGCTACTGGCCCGTAAATAATTGGCCGATTGGAGCGGCAGCATAATGAAGTACGGCCTTACCGAAAGCGGGTTTGTACCAAAGACATTCCAGGCAATACTCGAAGAAGAAAGGGAAGCATGGAAAGCCGCTTTCGGCTACGAGATAAGCACGTCCAAAGAAACCCCTGAAGGCGCGTATATAGGAAACCAGGCAATTAAGCTTGCCCAGCTCTGGGAAATGATGGAAGGCTTGTGGGCGGCCGGCGATGTCGATTCGGCTTCCGGCGTTTACCTTGACCGCCTTGCCGACCTTGTCAACGTAAAGCGTAAGGCAGCCGAAGCGACTAGGGTATTTGCCGCGCTATGGGGCAAGGAAGGAACGCCAGTAATCGCTGGGCACCTTGCAAAAACAGACAACGGCGAATTGTTCGCTTTGCAGAAAACCACATTAATAAAGCGGGACAAGCTGCTTGGGTTCGCCATGAAAATAAAGGAAGCCGAAGCCGGCGCTTATGCCATCGCGATTGACGGCCACATTGTTTCCTATGCTGCCGAAGAAGGCGAATCAAAAGAAGGAATCCAGCAGGGAATCTGCGAAAGGCTTGAGGCAGTTTTCCCAGGGGTATTTGCCGCGGAAGGCAAGGGCAGCGGAAGCGCAGAGATCCGGTCTAAAGGCGGGATAGTCCCGTTTGCATTGTCGTGCGACGATCCAAATATTGAAATAGCATCCCTTGGAGCCTACGGCGTGTACAAAGCTACTGTTGCCGGGCCAATTTATTGCGGCATTGGCACCCTCAATAAAATCGTCGCAAACGTTTCAGGGCTCGATAGGGTTGTAAATTACGCGACCGGGATAACGGGCAGGGAAGCGGAGGGCGATACGGGGCTGCGGCTTGCAAAGGCAAACCGCCAGAAACAGGCTTCTGCCAACGAGCTTGCGATCCAAAATGCCGTCGAATTGCTGCCGGGCGTGCTGTACTGCAAAGTCTATTCCAACAGGAAGATGGCAGTCGTCAAAGGCCGGCCTCCGAGAAGCTATGAAACTGTCGTTGTCGGCGGGGTAGACGAAGAAATCGCAGAAGCGATCCTTGAAAAAGGCCCTGCCGGGATAGAGCCGTTCGGGAATACGGTTAAATCTATTAAGGACAGCCAGGGCACGGATTGGGACATAGGCTTTACCCGGCCGGTGAACCGCTATTTATGGCTCAGGCTTATTTTTGAACGCGACGATGAAATAGACTTCCCCCGCAACGGCGCCGAGCTAATGAAGGATTATGTTGCCGCGTGGGGCAAAACGAAATTGGGAGTCGGGAGGAAATTCTTCTACCAGCGGCTCCTTGCGCCTTGCCAAAGCGTGCCGGGCGTCGGCAGGGTAAAAGTTTTGGCCGCCGTTACTGAAAATTTAGATCCGCCCAATGCAGGGGAATACGCCATGCAAAACATCGCGGTAAGCGAAAGGGAAATAGCGGTAATAGACAAATCGAGGATAGCGGTAGAAGAAAAGGCAGAAGCCAATAGCGCTGAGCCGGAAGAGCCGGAAGAAGCGGTGCAGCCATGAAGTTTGACCCGGTAGGCTTTAGCAAATACAACAAGCCCCCTTTCTACCCGCAGTACATGGCGAGGGGCGAGCTAAAAAAACTGGTGTCTTTTGACGACGGGCAGCTCGAGGAATTGGACCGCTGCCTGGACAGGATGTCGGATCAGTACGACCTCGACAAGGCGAAAGGGATACTGCTCGACAGGCTTGGGAAGCTTAAAGACGTTCCCAGGGACGGGAACGAAGACGAGCTTTACCGGCTGCTAATACGCTTGCAAATACTGCTAGACACGACGGACTGCTCCGTGCCTGACATTATTAAAATTATTAAATTTATTTACTCCAGCGAGGTAGTGCGCCTGCGGCCGAATTACCCTGCGGGGATAACGATCCTGCACGACGGGGAAAACGATCAAATAGACTTTAACAAATATTTGTCCCAAATAATCGGCGCCGGCATCGGCTACGACACGCAGGAACTGCTTAGGTTCCTCGACGAAATGTCCCTCCAAGATTTGGAGCCTGCCCCGTATGCGCTCCGCGAACAGCTGCAAGACGAATTTGACGACTGCTTTACGTACGGCGTGGACTGCTACGACGGGACAAAATATTACGGGCCCAGGTTTTTCGACGATTTGAAAATCAAGGTATACCAGGACTGCTTTACATACGGCATAGACAGCTATGACGGGGCAAAATCATATGGGAGGGCTTTGGAATGGGAGGATTAGCGTTAGGCGAAGGCTTGCAGCTGCACGGCAAGCTGTCATACACGGTGTACAGGAACAAAGCGCCTATAGAGCGCTTTGAAGACAGCAACCTCATAATGGACGCAATGCGCTTTAAGATGATCCGGATTATCGCAGGCGACTTGCTGGAAGACGCCGAAAGCGATATAGCGGGGCTGGCAATAAACCACATAGAGATCGGCACAAACAGGGGCGGGCTATCCTCGGGCAACACGGAAATAACCGGCCCGTTCCCTATAGCGATTAAAGGCCATGAATACCCTGGGGTAGGCCAGGCAAGGCACTTTGTGAGGTTTTTATGGGAGCTGCTCGAATCCGAAGCGAACGGGATGGCTATTAGCGAGTTCGGGCTTGTCACGGATGACGGTTCGCTCTTTGCCAGGAGGACGCGGGAGAGGCCGCTTTATAAGGAATCGGACATATCAATCGAAGGCGAATGGGTTGTTAGCCTTTAGTAATCATCAAGGAGAATAAAAATGGCATTTTTACAAGAGGTAGCCCAATGGGTAGAACAAATACGCGAAATACAGCACGGCGAAAAAGCTACAGGCGGCCCAGGCGGCTTAGCAAACGAACAAGCAAACCAGCTTGCGGATAGGACGCTGTTCCTTAAACAGGCGTTTGAAACCGCGCAGGAAGAAATAGCCGGCGAGATAGCCGAGATCCTTAGTGACCAGGAACTCCAATGGCAAGACATCAACGCCTTGGCCTCCGGCAGCGGCAATAGCGGCACAGCCGTTTTGGCGGACGAAGCCGGCACGGACGCCTTGCCCGTGGCGGGCGAAAGGACTGTGTCTTCGATATTGCAAGTGATGCGCAATAATTTGAAAAGCCTTTTTAACGGCAAAGGCTACGGCACGTGTTCCACGGCCGCGGCGACCGCCGCCAAGGTCGGGGTTCTGGCGGGTTTCGCGAGGAGCAACGGCGCGGTCGTAGGCATTAAATTTGACAACGCCAACACTGCGGCATCGCCTACGCTTAACGTCAATTCAACCGGCGCTGCCGCGATAAAAGATTTCAGGACTGGCGCGGCCCCGGTTTCGGGGGTTATGGGCGCGGCGGTGCATTGGTTTTTGTTTGACGGGGCGAGCTGGGTTTTGCTTAACCCTGTAATAAAAAACAACAGCAAGGCCGCGACCCTCGTCGTCGGCAACGCAGGCGCGGGGCATACGCTGGCAGACTGCGACTACCTCTGCGCCGGGTCGGCAGACCAGACCCCTATTAATAACGCCATAGCGGCGCTCCCCGCTGGCGGCGGCAAAATAATAATACGCGAAGGCACGTACAACCTTAGCGGGAGGGTAAACGTCAGCAAAGCCAACGTTACAATCGAGGGCATGGGCGCGAGTACGATATTAAAGAGGATGTACAACGAGTCCAGCGGCAGCTATGGGCTTGTATATGTTACCGCATCGGACTGCAAAATTGCGTGCCTGCAAATCGACGGGAACAAAGGCAGCTATAATAGCGCCAACAATAACGGGATTCTTGTTAATAATGGCCAAAGCAAAATAGAAGGGAATACATGCGGTAACAA